ATGAATGAAATGATGATTTTTAGCAATCCAGAGTTTGGGAACGTAAGAACCATTGAAATTGATGGAACAATTTATTTTTCTGGAACAGATGCAGCGAAAGCTCTTGGCTATTCAAGACCACAAGATGCAGTATCAAGACATTGTAGACACTCCGTGAAACACGGAGCAACCATACCGATATCAAATCAGTACGCACAATCGGGAACCAGAACAGTGGAAATGATCTTTATTCCGGAGAGCGACCTGTATCGGTTAATCATGAGAAGCCAACTTGAATCAGCTGAAAAATTCGAAGAATGGGTAACAGCAGAAGTCCTTCCTTCTATCCGTAAAACCGGAAAGTATGAAGTCGATCAGAAACAAGATTCTTACCAGATTGACGATCCGATCAAGCGTGCTGAGCGTTGGATTGAAGAACAGCGAGAAAAACAGTTGCTTGAAGAAAAAGTGAAAGAGCAGAAGCCTAAAGCGGATTATTTTGACAGCCTGGTAGACAATAAACTGCTCACAACATTTCGGGACGCTGCGAAAGAATTTCACATGCCACCCAAGACGCTTACGAAATGGCTGGCAGATAACGGGTATATTTATCGAGACCGGCACAATATCATTAAACCATATGAGCAGCATCGGAAGTCAGGACTTTTCCAGATGAAAGACTTTTCAACGCCTTATGGATACTCAAATGTTCAAACATACATCACCGTAAAAGGCAAGGAAACATTCCGGCTGTTGCTTCAGGGACAGGGATTGATTAGGGCATAAAAAAGAGAACCATTACGGTTCCCTTTTGAGATCGTTGCTATTAAATTTAACAATGATGTCCGGCAACGCTTCGACAGCGATTTGGCAGTCAAGAAAGACTAAAATAGATATCATCTCTTCAGCAGATAGCGAATCTCTTGAGAATTTATTTGCCAGTGCTTGCGGTGATGTTCCAAGATGTTTTGCTAATTGGATGTTGGTAACCTTTTTCATTCGCATGATTTGTTTGATTTTACTAGATACCATATAAACACCTCCTAATTACATAATAAACGCAAACGTTATAAAAAGCAATGAAATTTCACTTAAATGTGTATGTTTTACTTTACATTGCACACGTTAAAGTGTATAATTGACTTATAAAGAAACGGAGGCGTGTATATATGAAAATAGGGTATGTGAGAGTATCAACAGTAGAACAGAACGAAGCGAGACAGATGGAAGCATTGAGAGAAGAAGGCGTTGATAAAATTTATATGGACAAGAAATCCGGCAAGGATTTCAACCGTCCTGAATATCAGAAGATGATCGATTCCCTTCAAAAAGGTGACGTACTGGTGATCCATTCCATTGATCGACTTGGAAGGAATTACGAAGAAATTATAGCTGAGTGGAGAAAAATTACAAAAGAGATTGAAGCAGATATCGTTGTCCAGGACATGCCATTACTTAACACCACGCAAAACAAAGATTTAACCGGAACTCTGATTGCTGATATCGTATTGCAGCTTCTTTCATACGTAGCTCAGAGAGAGCGTGAAAATATTCGTCAGAGACAGAAAGAAGGAATTGCGATTGCGAAAGCTCAAGGGAAATATAAAGGACGAGCAAAAAAAGAGGTAGACAAAGAACTCTTCGAGAAAACAAAGTCAAGATGGCAGGCTGGGGAAATTACCAAAGTTCAGTTTGCCGAAATCATGGGAGTGTCAAGAGGAACACTATATAAAATGTTGGGAGGGGAACAGTAATGATAGACTTTACAAATAAGTGTGTTATCACAGAAAGCGATATTGAATCATCGAAGCTTCTTAAGATGGCAATTTCTCAAGGCTTTGCGCTTCCGAAAGGCGAAAAAGTAATGGAATCATGCAGATTTTTCCGTTTTATCGGAAGTCCGTATAAAAGCGTGATTGCGCTGTCAGCAGTAACACAGGAAATGTATGATCGAGCTATATTGTATTCACATTTATTCGGGAATGAGCTGGAAGAATTGATGAAAATTTCTGATCTGGCTGCTAGGTGGTGCCGTACATATGGATACAATCATCTCAGTGTATACGCTAATGAAGAAGCTGACATATACACTGGGCGCGGGATTGCTAAAAACAAAGATGGTGCAGTGCAAGATGTGAAAATCAAATTAAATAAGCCACGTAAAATAACGGTAGCTGAGCTTGAAGAAAAGCTAGGTTATCCAGTGGAAATAGTAAGTTGAGGATACATCATATGAAAAAGAGTAATATCCAAGGTGAATCCATTCGCATCCGGTTGCCGTACCAATTGGAGCAAAGACTTATAGCTGAAAAGAACCGAACCGGCAAAAGCGTGTCACAGATCACCCGTGAAGCCTTGACACAGTATTTTCGGAAAAGGTAGGTAAAAGACGATGCTTGAAAAATTTTTTAAAAAACAAAAAAGGTCTTCTGAATGCCATCCGCTTGAAAAGCCTTTAGCTCATGACCGCTCGTACGAGTATCATCACAAGAAAGCTGTTCTGGAGGACGGAATGCTGTACGATACAGAATCGGCGAAAAAGGTTTTTACGGATGAAGCAAGTTTGGAATATATCGCACTCGGAAGAGCAGTGCAAAGAGTTTACTTCTTAACTCCGAACGGAAACTGGTTTTCCGCTAAAGAAAAAATCGAGACTGAAAGCGGAATCACTGATGTCGGCGATTATCGTATACAGGTCACAAAAACCATTTATACATACAGTGATCTTCGAATAGAGCAAAAATACAAGGTTAAAGACCTGATTGGAAGAAATGACTATGAGTTATACAAAGAATATTTTGGAGAGGTAAAAGAGGCATGAATAAAGAAAAAGGAATCTATGAGCTGTTACCGTCAGAACCAGTTGACGTAGCAGCTATGTTGATAAAAGCAACGATTGTTACGGACGCACCGGTATTCGCACTATTCCCAATGCATGAAGGCAAAATGGTTGCAATTCCGAAATACGACCCGGTTCAGCTTCAGGAAATCGCAGAGCATCTTCTGGTGTACTGCAATGCACAGGAAAGGGGCTGCGAGTATGAGCTTAACGACAGCGAATAAAAACACCAGTTCTCAATCAATTACTGATGCGATTTTAATTTTAAGGCACGAACTACTTCAACATGGAGAGATATACCAAGGCTTCAAATCAAGCCTGAAATCGGCTCTGGAAATCTATTCTACATGTGGACTTCCATTTGAGCCCGAAGAAGAGACAGCAGAAAAAATTCTTGATTTCATGATTGGAGAAGAACGATGAGGACGATATTCACGATAATCGCACTTGCAATCAACGTCCTGATGTTCACTTCGGCAAGTTCCGAGATCGTGACAAATAACAACAAAGACAAATGGGAATCTGCCGCTTGTTCGATGATTCTTATTGGAACCGGAATGAGCGTGATTTTATTTTTGACATCCCTGTGAGGTGAAATAAATGTTAATGGCATTTCCAATGGTTTTAACTCCGCTGATATTGGTAGAGCGGGTTAAAATAATAAAAGCAAAGGTACAGTCCTCGCCGTATGGACTTGGAGGAAGGTTTATCACGGACAGGACGAGGCATGAAATCCCTAGATAGCCTGTATCAGTACGGATTTATAATAATGAAACAGATATCCAAAACCAAATTTCCTCCAAATGAGTTACGGCTGATACAGGCGTTCCAGGAAAAAACGTAAATATATCAATGGTGTTTTTTGAAGTATATCACGTGCGGCAGGGTTGAGCGACTGCCGCAACATAGCGCATTGGCGAAGCGGTAACGCACCGGACTTTGACTCCGTTATGCGTGGGTTCGAATCCCACATGCGCCGCTCTGCATCGGATTTCATTTTTCCTTTGATGCAGATTGGATTTTCTTTTTCCTTTTTTCATGAAATACCCTTTAACCACCTATCGCAACGGCGATGACTAAAGGAACAGTCAAATGTTCCGGGTGGTTTCAACCTTTGTTGCAGTTGGCGGTCAAGAACTGCAACAGTAGTAAAGATACAGATATCGCAGCGACCCTGTATCTTTTTGCTACTCAGGAAGCTTAGCTCAGTTGGTCAGAGTAACCGGCTCATAACCGGTCGGTCCTGGGTTCGAGCCCCAGAGCTTCCATTTCTCCCAAAGCTGTCCATCCGTTTTGTGGATAGAAAAAACTGCCGAATGTGTGTATGTGGGTTGTTTTCCAGAAGGTACGTAACGGCGTAGCCGGATTGAAAAAGCAACTTCCCGTTCGGTTCTGTCTCTGAGTTGAATATGTCGCCAATGAGTGCACGTTGACGACAGGGAGTTTTCAAGAGGCATTTCAGGAATAATCCTCCGAAACAACTCCGTGGGACTGGCACGGATGAAAACAGTCTAGTGGAAAGCATAACACGATAAACCTATTGCTAACCCGGATTGCACCGGGTTAAGGCAGGATGGAGAAGTGGAATCTCACAAGGTTCATATCCTTGAGAACGGCGGTTCAAATCCGTCTCCTGCAATTAATTCGTTCGTTCTATGCTGTCAGTGCACGGGCGGTCTATGGTTCAAGCGGATTAAACCCATGGGAAAAGGTTGATGTTTATCCTGAGGACTGCTGGGCAGTACGAAAAGCATATCATTTATATGTTGTGCAAAATGGAAATCATCTCATTCATTTACCGAGGTGATCAGCCGTAGTAAGCGGCATGGAATGTAGCTCAGTGGTAGAGCAGTGACTTACAAGTCATGTGTCGCAGGTTCGATTCCTGCCTTTCCGATTCCGGTAAATTGCCATTACCGGAAAGCATTTCCAAAATGCTCAAATTTACCTTCTGATTGGTTCCGGTGGTTCACGTTGGGTGACGATGCGTGGTTCAAGTCCACCCACCGGACTTTTTATTTTATAGAAAAGGTTACTTGGTGATAGCTGTGAATGTTGGGAGGGTATTGAAAATGACAGAACAAGAAGCAAAGAAAATACAGAAAGAATTATCTGATTACAAAAAGGTATTTTCGGAATTAGAAGAGAGATGCAGCCCAGAAGCGTTGGAATACTGGCACCGTCATTTGTGGTACGGACTGACTATCCAGTCAAATGCTGAAGCGGCAGCCCCAAAAGAGGGAGAACCCCCTAAACAACCTTTAAAATTAGCAGATTGGCTAATTGACAGAGGATTAAAAGATGGGATCCGCTTATATAGCAAAAACGACCTCAGGGAGTTGGCAAGTTATCTTTTAATCTATTGCGGTAATGAAAAACGATGAAGGTATTCGGCAAAGAAATCAAAGATGAATGCTCCAAATGCGGAAATATCCTTGAGTGCGAATTGTTCCGTCAGGGGCATGGAATAAAGCAGGAACGTGAGAATATAGCAAAGATGATCAAGTGCCAGATGAAGCACAGGGAGGAAAGAGAGAAATGAACGAACTGAAGGTATTAAATGAGCAGGAAGTGTTAGGAAAACAGTTTAAGGTTTACGGAACAGCAGAGGAACCACTGTTTGTGGCGAATGATGTTGCGGATTGGATTGAGCATAGTAACGTAACAGAAATGCTTAGAGGAATTGACGATGATGAAAAACTGGTCTCAACAATCCTTAGGGCAGGTCAGAACAGACAAATGAATATGCTTACCGAGAACGGACTTTACGAAGTCTTGATGCAGTCCAGAAAGCCGATTGCAAAACAGTTTAAGAAAGAAGTCAAAGAGATTTTGAAGACTATCCGTAAACACGGCATATATGCTACGGACAATGTTATTGATAATATCCTGAATAATCCAGACTTCGGCATCGAGCTTCTGACTAAACTGAAAGAGGAACGTGCTGCAAGAGTAGAAGCTGAGAGAAAGAATGCTATCCTGATGCACGTCAACAAAACATATACCATTACTGAAATTGCCAAAGAACTGGGACTGAAATCAGCGATGCAGCTAAACCGGATCCTGGCAGAAAAGAAGATACAGTATCAGGTAAACGGTACGTGGTTGATGTACTCCAACTATAGTGATTGCGGATACGAGGAGATCAAACAAGAAGTATTGGATTCTGGAAAAGTAATCTACCATAGACGGATTACGCAGATGGGTCGGGAATTTATTCTTGATTTGTTTGAGAAGACAGCTTGATTGCGAAAGGAGAATTACCATGATTAAAAAGCTTTGCAATCTCTATATAAAGCACAAGACAAAGAATCTCACAAGGATTCCACTGTTTACAATGACTTTTAACTGGCGGAAATTCCAGAAAGAGGGAGGAGAAGGCAGTTGCATAATGTACACGATACATCCGGATATTGCAAAAGACCCAATCTTAAAAGAAAAGCTCAGTGAATGCGTGGATTATATTCGAGATAACTACGACATGGAAATATTTACCAAGATTTGAGGGAGGATGCCATGAGAATTGAAGATATGAAGAACTGTACGGTAGATCAGCTAAAGAATGAAGTTGTCCGACTGTCTGAAGAATGTGAGAAAAGACAGCATGAAATTTTGGATTTACAAGAATACCAGATTGAGCTGGAAAGAGATTGTGATGTGATGATGATGTATGGAGAACCTGAATTAATTAACGACGCGCAGCCAGATAAAAAGGAGACGGATTTTGCTGCAAGCTTAAAAATGTATGAAGATCAGCACCAGTCTGATTGCATCACAATCAACCAGCTTCAGGCCGCATTGGATGTAATCGTTGACCGATATGCAAATCTGAGAAAGATTCATGGGTTAAACTGACATGGGCGTAGAAACAAAAAAGTTAGCCAGAACGAAGGGTAAGCCTGTCAAAGAAATTGCTGACTTTGCAAAAACACATCCGTACGAGTATATGAGAAAACGCTTAGAGCAATATCCGTATTGGGGAAACAAAGACAATGGTTTTGATCGGCAGAAAATTTAAGGAGATTTTTTAATGAGCATTAAATCAGCATTTGAATCCGAGGGGATAGATTTCTCTCAGGTAATGAATTCACCGGAGCCGTGGGACGGACGGGCATTAATAAAGAACATCAATGGCAAACTGTGGTATTGTTGCCCTTTTTGCGAGAAGAAAGCACTTCTGATTAGCCCAGAAACAAAAATTCGGCATCTTAAATTGAAATGCAAGGGTAGTAACTGCAAGAAAGAGTTTGAGGTGAATGTATGAAATATGGTGCAGTGAATTATCCCGTTAAGATTATTTATAGAGAAATCATTAATGCAATGGCTGACATTGAAGTACATTACGAAGAAGACAGATGGATTATTTGGGTAGAATGCGTCATGAATTACACTGATCTTCCGGAGGAATGCATTCTTGAAATTGGATATCTTAAAAGAAAATTCAAACTCGTGCATACGGAATCGGTTACATCAGAATCAGGTATTTATAAATTGAAATTTATGTTTGAACGAGTAGAAGATATAAATAAAAAAGACGAGTGGTGGGATTTGTTTAGAAGCATTGTGAGGTGAGCAAATGATATGGAACGAAGAAATATCCTTTGATGGATTTCAAAAGAAGATTGATGAGTGGTACAAGGATAAAGACTTTGAACTGTGCGACCCACCTATCAGTGCTCAGTTTGCTTTAGACTTGATTTTCAAGACGTTGGTAGACGATAAAGAAGATTATCCGTATCTCACAACTATGCCTGAAAACACAGAACAGACGAACAGCATTATGCTTGATTTAATTCTTCGGAAATACAGTCGCAAATATAGAAAATACTTGAAATTAAATAAGAAAAATAAATAAATCAGCCAGAGAGCCAGAAAGGAGCGCCATTATGAGTGACTTGAAGATATTTACAGAAAACATCGAACCAGAAGCATTAAATCAGATTTATACATTGATAAAACAGCCTGCATTTTCTGAATGCAAAGTACGAATCATGCCAGATGTTCACGCAGGAGCAGGATGCGTAATTGGCTTTACTGCTGATCTCGGAGATAAAGTAATTCCGAACATTGTTGGCGTGGACATTGGATGTGGAATGCTTACAACACAAATTCCTATTGATGTGGGAACAATAGATTTAAAAAAACTTGACGAAGTAATAAGAAACATTGTTCCAGCAGGAAGAAATGTACGTGACGAAATCATAAATTTTGAAGAATTAGAAGAACTTCACTGCTTCCATCAGCTTAAAAATATCGAATGGATTCGCAGGAGTCTTGGTACGCTTGGGGGTGGAAATCATTTTATTGAAGTTGACACTGACTCGAAAGGGACAAATTATCTTGTGATTCACACTGGAAGTCGCAACCTCGGAAAACAAGTAGCTGAGATATATCAAAAAATTGCCATAGAAGACATGCAAGGTACAGACAAGCTCGAAGCTGAAATACAAAAAATGGTGAAAGAATACAAGCGTTCTGGCAGGCGCAAGGAAATCCAAAATGGTATTGACGAATTAAAACGAAAATGGAATCCAGACAAACTGGGTATTCCGAAAGAATTGTGCTACTTGACAGGAGAACACAGAAAACAATATCTGCATGATATGAAAATCTGTCAAGAATTTGCGAGAATAAACAGACGATGTATACAGAGTGCTATATTTTACACTATGAATTGGACACTCCAAAGAAATACATGGTTTGATACAATTCATAATTATATTGATCACGATACAAACATTGTTCGTAAAGGTGCAATATCAGCTAGACATGGGGAAAAAGTCCTTATTCCAATGAATATGCGAGATGGATGTATTATTGCGGTTGGGAAAGGAAACGAGGATTGGAATTGTTCAGCCCCTCATGGTGCAGGACGTATTATGAGTCGGTCAAAAGCAAAAGAAAACATCTCGTTAGAAGAATTTAAGGAGTCTATGAATGGGATATATACAACATCCGTTCAGAAATCTACGATTGATGAAAGCCCTATGGCTTACAAACCACCGCAAGAAATTATTGATAACATCAAAGATACCGTAGAAATAGTTGATATTATCAAACCTATATATAACTTCAAAGCAAGCGAATAACAGTCAAAGAGCCACATGAGAGCCAGACTAAATCCTAAGAAGAAAGGAGGTCTGGCTCTATTTTTATGCAAAAATTTACAGAAGGCTCATTTGAATGGTATCGGGCAGTCTTAAATCAAATCATCAGTGGAGATATGTCTGTTTACCAGAATCAGAAAGACTGCCTTGATCTGTTATTAAACATGAACATTGATTTGCCGTTTACGGAGAATTTAGAAGCACAGCAAATGGCAATAAAAGTAAGTAAGTATTCCCATAACGTAGCCGCAAGGCAAGCTGCACTGACGGGAAGCGGTAATTTTGATGATATCTACTGGCAGTATTTGCTGCTGGAAGCTCCATGGCTATTCGAGAGTTATCTGTACTACATGGAAAAGAACAGACAGCCACGAAGAAAATTCTATGAGCCGAGAAAAAAGACACTGAATATTCTCGTACAGGATTTACAGGACTTAGAGGACGGAAAGATTGAGTTTCTTGGCGTGTCTATGCCACCCCGAACAGCAAAATCAACCACCTGTATATTTTTCCTGTCCTGGATAATGGGTAAACGCCCGAACAGCCATAACGCCATGAGTGGTCACAGCGGAATCCTTGCCGATGGATTTTACGGAGAAATACAGAACCTTATTTCGACACCAGAATATACTTTCAGCGAAATCTTTCCGTCTGCAACTCTTGAAAAGAAGTCAGCAGAGAAGAAAGAAATTAATCTTGGTGCACCGGACCGATTTTCGACGCTGACCTGTCGTGGTATTGATGGAACATGGACAGGTTCCGTAGACATATCTTCAGACGGTTACTTATATGTGGATGACCTTGTTCGTGACAGAACTGAATCATTAAGCCCAACACGTCTGGAAAACCGGTATCAGGATTATCTGAACGTTCTGGTTGACCGTAAAAATGACGGTGCACGAGAGCTGATGGTCGGAACCCGATGGAATGTCATGGATCCTCTTGGAAGAGTGGAGACTGAAAAGAAAAACAATCCACGGTACCGCTTTAGGAAGATTCCGGCATTGAATGAAAATGGTGAATCCAACTTTGATTATGACTACGGAGTAGGATTTTCCACAAAATATTACGTGGATATGAAATCAAGGCTGGATGCTAATGAATGGCAAGCCAAATATCAGCAAAATCCATTTATCCGTGAAGGAATCCTTTTTCCAGAAGATGGACTTCGGTACTACAATGGAATACTTCCGGAAGGTGACAGCCGTGTTGTTACTGCCTGTGATGTTGCATGGGGCGGTGGAGATAGTCTTTCAATGCCTATTGGGCGAGAATACGAAAATGGAGATATCTATATTTTTGACTGGGTATTTAATAAAGGAACGAAAGAAGTTACCCTTCCGCTTGTTGTTGGAAAAATCATTGGAAACGAGATACGACAGATTAACTTCGAGGCAAACAACGGTGGTGATATGTACAAGATGTACGTGGATGAAAAACTTAAAGAACAGAAGTATAAATGCAGCTGCACATCCAGCCGTGCACCGGGGAACATGGAGAAAATGTCTAAGATCATCGCATATTCAGATGATATAAAAAGAAACTTTATTTTTTTGGACGAAGAACATCGGAGCAAAGAGTATCAAGCAGCCATGGACGAACTTACTTTCTTTGTCCAGCTTGGAAAAAATGTGCATGATGACGCACCGGACGGTCTTACTCAGCTTCAGATGTTTATAGAAAAAGGAAATGTAGGTACAGTGACGGCTATGCGCAATCCATTATGGGGAGGGAGAATGAGATGAACACACGACAATATCTTGAGCAAGTGCAAGATTCTGATAGAAAAATACAGAACAAAATACAGGAAGAATACCGCTTAAGGCTTTTGGCAACCAGTATATCTTCTTTTTCAAATGGAGATAAAGTGCAGACTTCCGGTGGAAAAGACCGTGTTGGTGATGCTGTAACCAGAATCGTTGAATTGCAGCAGGAAATAGCATCTGATGTCAAGGAACTGGCAGAATTGCAAATGAAAGTTTCCGGAGATATTAATGACATGGAAAACTCCATGTACTCATCCTTACTCCATAAGAGATACATAGAATTTAAAAATCTGGTTACGGTCGCAGACGAGATGGGATATTCTGTACAGCATATCCGTTCCTGTCATGGAAAAGCCATTGAAGCTTTGCGGAAACAAAAGCATTTTGAAAGTTAATATGTTTTAATATGGAATCGTATGTTCTATGTATAATATAATGTAACCTGTAAAACGAGCATCGGAGAATAATCCGGTGCTTTTTTAATGCCCGAAAATGGGAGGTGTAGGCAGTGGGCAGAAATAAAATGAATTTCATTGACTTATGCCGGGGCGAATTTGGTCGCAAAATTGCCTATACTGGTGTAAGCCAGATCACAACAGCAAACGTCAGAAAAGTTGTTTCTGATACAATCGGCACTCATAACCGGAACAGGGTATTGATTAATTATCTGTACCGGTACTACAAAGGAGACCAGCCGATTCTATACAGGGAAAAGGTGGTGCGACCAGAGATCAACAACCGTGTATGTGAGAATCATGCGCTGGAAGTTGTCCGTTTCAAAGCATCACAGACATACGGCGAACCTATCCAGTATGTGTGCAAGAAGAAAAAAGCTACAGAAAAAGCAAATGAGCAGGTAGATCTGTTCAACGACTATCTGGACGAAGCAAATGCAGAAGCTAGAAACATTGAACTAGGTACTTATCAAAGCGCTGTAGGAACCGCATACAAAGCAATTTTGAAAGAAGATGACTGGACAAAGGACAGTGAGTTACCACCGTTCCGGATTTTTATACCGTATCCGGGTGATTGCTACATTGTTTATTCTCGGAAAAACGGAAAGCCGATGCTCTCGGTTCAGATTCTCAAGGATGAAAACGAACAGCAGTATTATTTATGCTTTTCGGCAAAACAATATTTTGAGATTCAGAATGGACAGATTACAAAAACCGGCATCAACGGTTTTGGTGACATCCCGGTAGTTGAGTACCCGAATAACCACGATCGTCTTTCCGATATCGAGATTGCGATAACCATGTTTGACACTATGAACAACATGCAGTCAAACAGGATGGATGGCGTAGAACAGTTCGTGCAAGCTCTTATGAAGTTTAAGAACTGTGAGATTGATGAAAGTGAATTTCTGAAAATGATTAAGCTCGGCGCTATCTCTGTAAAGGATACTGGAAATGGCTGTCAGTCAGATGTTGACCTGATGACCGCTGAACTGAATCAAACAGAAAGTCAAGTCGCAAAAGACGATATCTACAGCAACATGCTTATTGTTGAGGGAATGCCGGATAGACAGCAACAATCGTCTGGCGATACCGGTCAAGCTGTATATCTCAGAAACGGATGGGATTTTGCAGAGCGCAGAGCAAAACTGGATGAACCATTTATCCGGGAGGCTGAGAAAGCAAGTGCCAGAATCATTCTGAACATCATTCGGCAGACCACTAAGGACATTTCAATTTCAACAAGAGATTTCGATGTAAAAATAACCAGAAACCCAACAGATAACATGCTTGTCAAAGCACAGGCTCTTGACTATCTGTTTAAAAATAAAATTCATCCGCTGATTGCGCTGATTACTTGCGGATTATTTAGTGATCCACAAAAGGTATATGAAATGAGTTTACCTTACCTGGGAACTGTATATCCCGAACTGGCAGACCCAGACGTAGAAATGCAAAAAGCACAACTATTGATTGGCAAAAACAGTCAGAATCCGCCTGGAATTGATTCGACGGTAAATTCTTCAGCTGTCAATCAAAACTCGTAAATTCAATTATCAAAGGAACCAAGGAATAACATCCAAGGTTCCTTTTTTAATACACAAAAATAATGCAATAGCCCGTGAGCGTAAATCGGGTACAGATCATGTGCGGAGCGAACCGTGTGAAAAAAGTGTGATGGTCTGAAAGAAAGGAGATTTCTATGACAAGAGAACAGGCAAAACAGGTACTTATCGGCTTTGGAATCGAGGAACCGTCCGAAGAGCAGGTGACTAAATATCTTGATTCTGTTGAAACAGAGACAAAAAAAGTGAAGGAAAAAAACACTTCTCTGAAAGAAAAAGCTGATAAAGCAGATTCCCTTCAAAAGGAGCTGGATGATTTGAAAGCCCAAAACATGACGGATGCTGAAAAACAGGAAGCAGAGCGGCAGAAGGAAAAAGCTGAAAACGAAAAGAGGATTTCCGACCTGGAAAAAGCACTTGCCGAATCCAACAGGAAAGCACTTTCCAGTGAGATTACATCTGCTTTCGCTAATGCGGGCCTTTCTATAGAAACGTATGCAAGCGCTATCAAAGCATTTTCGTCTATGCCAGCAGACAAGTCTGAAGACGTAATGAAGGAAGTCAAAACTTTTGTTGATGGAATTTCCGAAGCAAATAAAGCAGCTCTGGATAACGCAAAATCCGAATGGGAGAAATCAGTTCTCGATAATACTCCGAATCCGGGTGGCGGAAATCCAGACAAAGGACAGGAAAAAGACGATAACGATAGTCCGGCAGCTAAGTATGCAAAAGCTTACTCAGCACGCATGAACCCCAAAACAGAACCGGCAAGCGACAATGCACCGGTTAATTTTTAAGTAAGTAAAGGAGATTTAGATTATGGCTTTTATGAAAACAAAACAGTATGAGTCAACTCCCAACATTCTCGAATCTGAGGTTGGGCTGGTACTGAAAACTTACACAGCAGACGCAACAAACGCAACAGCAGTAAATGATAAAAAAATCATCAAAGCAGGTTCCGTGTATCCGACAAATGGGACTGGTGCAAAAGGAATCGTATTTGAAGATGTTGATATGACAGATGATGCTAAAAGACCGATTTCCGTGATCGTAGCAGGACGTGTCCTTGAGAAAAGGCTGCCAGTTACAGTCGACGAAACTGCAAAAACAGAGCTTGCTGCGCAGGGAATTGTTTTTGTAACCACTACAGACCCAGTATTTTAAGGAGGTATAACCAATATGCCATACAATGTATTAGAATCTATCACAGCAGAAGAAAGATTGAATTTCGCTCAGAATTTTTCTGTGGCAAGACCTGGTATCCTTGATACCATTTTCCCGGATGTAAAAACACCGTATTGGAAAGCCGAGTATTACAGACTTATGGCTGGACAACGACTGCCGGAGGTAGCATTTGTTCACGCTCTTGATACCGAAGCAGAAATCGGCTCCAGACCGGGATTCGAGAAAGTTCTGACTGAAAAACTCTTTATCAAGAGGAAAATCAATCAGTCTGAGCGTCTCCAGGAAGCTATCGAAAATGGCGTTCCAGACAACGAAACTCTTACAAACTTTGTTTTTGACGATGCCACAAACCTGTTTGAGGGCGTTGTTGCTAGAGCGAATGTTATGAAAGGACAGTTCCTTGCTACTGGTGTAGTAAAAATCAAAGAGAACAATGTTGACATGTCTATTGACTATGGCGTTCCGAGTTCTGCAAAGGTTGATCTTACCGATTGGTCTAAAGCAGATGCAGATATCATGGGCGATATTCAGAAGATGGTAACTGTAGCCGAGGATTCCGGATACGTAGTAACAAATGCAGTTACATCTCTGAAGATGATCAACTACATGAGAAACAACACAGCTATGCAGACAGCTGTTCTGGGAGCTGCGAATAAACGTCTCCTTACCAGACAGGAGCTTGCAAATCTGCTCATGCAGGAGTACGGAATCACTGTTGGCCGCTGTGATGAGAAATTCCGTTACAGAAAAGCAGACGGAACTCTGATGACTGGAAGATACTTCAAAGAGGATGTGTTCACTCTCTACGAAGCTGATGCAGGCGGTTCCTTCGGTACTGGACTTTGGGGACCAACACCGGAAGAGAATGAATACAGACAGTTCATCCAAGAAGAGAATCGCTCTTTTGTTACTCTTTCCATGTGGGCTACACAGGATCCCGTTGCTGTTTGGACAAAAGCATCCGGTATGTTTATTCCGGTAGCACCGAAAGCCAATGGCGGTATCGTTATCGGTACAAAGGGGGAATAAGCGGGCATAGCCTTGATGAAAACAGCCAGTCACCGTCTGTAGCGAGTGTTACACATAAGTATACAGAAAGCGAGCTGTCCAGTATGACTGTGGCTCAGCTGAGACAGCTTGCAAGTGACAATGGTTATGCCCTGACTTCCACAAACAAGGCTGGTATCATATCAGAAATTATAGCACAGCAAGGGTAGGTGAAATGGCATGGACGAACAGCTTACAAGTGATCTATCAATGTATCTGGAAGGTGATGAACTGACCGCAAGGATGATTCCCTTAGCAGTCAAAAGAGCTATTCGGTCATTCCAGAAAAAACGCAATTATCCTGAGAGTTATACGGAAGAAAACATCAATAAAGATATGGATAAATGCTATGATTGCATTTTCGACTTGGCTCTTTATTTTCTAATAAAACAAGGAGTTGAGTTTGAAACATCTCATTCGGAAAATTCTGTAAATGCAGGATGGAACTCTGAGACAGAGATATTTGTCAATCACGGCGTTTTTCCCTTTGCCAGAGGAATCTGACAGAAAAAGTAGGTTGAGAACGTGACGCATTTCCTCCCAGGCGTTGCTGGGGTACTTCATTATGAGGTGGGAAGAAGTACAAAAAAATGTAATGGGAGTGAAGGAGAGTAGCGATGGGATGTGAACAGAATTGCTTTAACGAACACCGCTTAGAAGAATTGGAAAAAGTTGTTCACGAAATGAAAGAGAAACACTCTAAACGTGACGGCATTTTTTTTGAACGTATCAATGCGCTTGAAACCAAAATAGTTCTTTACAACAATGATCTCGGGCACATAAAAGATACGGTGGATGAAATGAATGATAATTTAAAATCCCTCATGGAAGCCCCGGGAAAACGCTACGATACGATTGTTGTTTGCGTTATCACGGCCGTGATCGGGGCTATTGTAGGGTTTGTATTAAGCGGTATCTTTCCGGCATAATAAGCAATTCCACTTGTAAGGGAGGCGGTGGGATTATGAATTATACAGACTTTTCAGAAGATGAAAGAAAGTTTTATCTAAGCGAATCCGGGTTTGATTCCCGAGAAAAAGAATTTTTCCGGTTGAGAGTTTATGAGGAAAAAACATTGTTTGAAACAGCAGAGATTATGGGGTATAGTCCAAGAACCATTGACCGCATAAACCGAAAAGTAAAAAAGAAGATTGTTAAAGTTGCCCCGATGTATTATCGGGGCTTTTCTTTGTATCATGGCGAAAATATGGCGAAATAGTGTCGTTCAAATACTTAGGTTTCTCTCATATAATGTAAGCATAGAGAAAAGCTTACAGAGATGGGAGGAACACACTATGGCATTTTATCCATATTATCCGCAACCATTGAATCCATACCCACAAACACCGGTACAACCGTATCAAGATAGATTGGCACAGTTGCAGAACAACTACCAACAGACAATGCCTTATGGACAGGCACAAATACAACAGCCGATGCAGCCGATGCCACAGGTTGCTATGCTTTCAGGGCAAATGGTTGATGGCATTGACACTGTAAAAGCAAAGGATGTGGATATGACTGGAAATCCTGTCTATTATCCAAAAACAGATGGTACAGAAATATACAAGAAACAACTACAGGCAGATGGAAAAAGCAGGATTTTTGTTTACCGGCTTATGAATCCAGACGAACAACAGCAACCAAAAGCAGAAGAAAAACCGATTGATATAGAAGCTATGTTTAATCAACTTCGGAACGATGTTTGTTCTGAGATTTCTGAAATAAAGAACATGTTCCCGACACAAATGTCGGTAACACCGGAAGTCAAGCAGCAGAACGGAGGTAAGCAGAGATGAATTTCAATCCAAATGCCATGATGAAAAAGCAAGTTGAAAAAATGATTTCTCAGAGGTTCGGAAGTGTTGATAACATGATGAACGATATGAGTAAATTTGCAGGAAATAATCCAACATTGAAAAATGCTTTGGATTTGTACAAAAAAGGTGATACAGACCAGTTGCATCAAATTCAGCAAAATGTATTTAATGAAAAGCACTTATCTCCAGATGGAATTATACAGAAATTCCTTGGATTATAACACTTCCCCATGATTGGGTGATTTAAAATCGCTACAATTTGGGATGACAGCCGCGGATGTCTCCTATTGTAAATAATATTTAAGGAGACTAAAAACATGATGAATGGTTCTAATTACAGTCTTAGCGACATTGCAGCTGCTACAGGCTCTAATAACCGTGCCAATGACATGTGGGGCGGCGATGGTTTTTCACTTATTTGGCTCGTGCTGATCTTCGCAATCTTCGGATGGGGAGGTTTCGGCGGCTGGGGCGGCGGCTTCGGCGGAAATGGTGCGAACGGTGCCGGTTTCCAAGGATGGGCTACACGTGCCGATATCAATGAGGGCTTCGCTCTTAACGATATCCAGAACGGTATCAGAGGTATTCAGCAGGGTATCTGCGACAGCACATATGCACTCAACAATACCATGCAGAGTGGTTTCAACGGCATGAACGTTGGAATGCTTCAGGGCTTCAATGGCGTTCAACAGGCAATCAATGCTGATACTGTAGCCGGTATGCAGAATACCAATGCATTACAGTCTCAGTTAGCAAATTGCTGTTGTGAAACAAGGGAAGCTATCCAGGGTATCAACTACAACCTGGCAACCAACACTTGTGCTCTTCAGAACACAATGAATAACAACACCAGAGACCTTCTGGAAAATCAGAACAGCAATACGAGAGCAATCCTTGATTTCCTGACAAATGATAAGATTGCAACATTACAGGCAGAGAACTCTGACCTGAAACGTGCTGCTTCTCAGGATCGCCAGAGTGCGTTGCTTACAACTGCAATGGCTTCTCAGACACAGCAGTTAATCAATGCAATCAATCCGGCAGCTATCCCGGCATACGTTGTTCCGAATCCGAACACCTACTACGGTGGATGCAACGGATACAACAATGGTTGCTGCTAAGTAACTCACCCTTAGAGGTTGACTAATTCTAAGAGGTGGGTTCCGGCTCACCTCTTATTTGATTGAGAGGTAGAAATATGAGTTGTAAAAATGTTTGCAAGCTCTGCGATCATCTTGTGATAAGTCAGGCTGTTGCGTTTACTGGTGGTAATCTTGTGATTACACTTCCGGCAGGCAGCTATAACAACGGAGAAAAATATTGCATCGTGGTCGCACAGAGCATACCAGAAGCCACTACGATCAACGCCCCGGTAGTGATTCAGATAGGAACGGGAACAACCCTGTATCCATTACAGAATCGTTGCTGTGCACAGGTTACGGCTTGTGGCGTAAGAACCAGAACGAAGTACGCAACCAGAGTAGCTACGAGTGCAACTGGTGGAGTATTCAAGATGTTAGGGAATCCGGCTTGTAGTCCGAGTAACAATTTGACAGCAATTAATGGTACAGCCCCAACAGCAGATACACCTGTTACACAGGCTGTTAGAAAGGGGGCACTGTAATGCATAAAGTTGCAATGGAAATGGGAAAATGGGCTATGGAAAAAGCCAAGACACATGGCTTCGATAATCTCAGTGCTCAAGACTGGGACGATCTGAAGGACTGCATGGAAGCTGTAAAGTGTGCAATTTGTGCAGATAAAGATTACAGAATCGTAGAAGCTATGGACGAATGCGAACAGGAAGAGAAGTATCTTGGACGCATGGGATATGACAGATATCGTTATTCCAATGGCAGATTTGCCCCAAAGGGTAGAGGAAGTCGTATGGGATATAAGCCATATCTGTACATGGAAGATGATGGCTGGATGGACGAGTATCTGAATAATTCGGATGCATACCGCATGGGATATCATCCGGACCGTAGTAACATGAGGATGGACGGAACGAACCGTCAGCAGTCCAGATACGGCGAAACCTATGACAGATACAGCGAGAATCGCAGGCATTACCATGATTCCAAAGATGCAGATTCAAAACAGAAGATGGACAGTTCAATGAAAGAGTACACGCAGGATGTTATCCGTACCATGTCTGAGATGTGGTCGGATGCAGATGCGACCCTTAGACAGCAGATGAAAACTGATCTGACTAAGCTTCTTCAACAGATGAACTAAAAACAAGGCCCTTGCTACAGAAATGTGGTAGGGGCTTTTTGGTTTAAAGGCGGTGGTTTTATGCTAAGACAATTTTACATGAACGGGCAAAAATGGAAAGTTCGGTTCACTTATCCGGAGAATCCAGTGCTGGTTGACCGTACAGGTACTATGACCTGCGCTGTGACGGATGGAAACACAAGAATTATTTGGATTTCTGACGCTATTTCGGGCGAATTTCTCACAAGGGTAGTTCTACATGAGTTGAGCCATGCAATGATGTTTTCGAGCGGATTTCTTAAAGAACTGCATAGACTTGTACCACGTGAGAATTGGGTAGAAGTAGAAGAATTGATTGCTAATTTGATTGCTGACAAAGCAAGGCAGATTTTTGAAATCGCATATGATATTGTAGGGGATGAAGCGATACATTTTGTTCCATATTTACTGGAAAAAGTGGCGTAGGATAGACCGTTTCTTATTGTAGTGACCAGAGATATTTTAGGAAATCAATTTATATATGCGCCCCCCCCTGTCAAAACAGAAAGGATATTTGTATGAGAATTTTAAAATTTAAAGTTGAAAACCAAAAAATATACCAAGACCCAAGTTGCGATTTTACTGGACTTGTAAAAGGAACTTCTGGATATTTAAAAGCATTCTTTTCTTTTTCGCCTGAATGGAATGGATGCAAGATAGCAGCTTCTTTTTGGCGGATGGACAAAGAATATCCGATATTGGTGCAAAATGGACAATGTGAAATTCCATCTAAAGCTCTTGCGTGGGATTATTTTGGAGTTTCAGTCACAGGTATAAAAGACAACGGTAAGTTTATTATAACATCAGATAAAATAACGATTCCGCAACGGGGGTAGAAAAAATGACATCAGCACTTGATTTACTTATGGATTCAGATTCAACAGCAGAAACAACTACATTATTAGAAAACAACGGAATATGCACAATTGACTCCAGAACACGAACTATTTTTGTACCTCCAGAAATCGTAGTTGGGGCGGTGCAATCTGATAAAAATGCAGAACGAATTAAATTTTCTTGTCCGAAGATAGTGGGAGATAATCTTGATTTATCAAAATTTTCAATTCGAATCAACTTTGAAAATGTAAGTGGCGTAGATCCAGACATTTCCATAAAAGACCAATACATTTGTGAAGATGCTTCTATAAACGGAGATAACATAACATTTTCATGGGTTATTGGAAAAAACGCCGCGCGATACATGGGAACAATAAGATTCATTGTTTGCGCTGTTAAGACAGATTCTGATTCAAATATCAGTATTGAATGGAACACTACCGTGGCGCAAATCCCTGTTTTAGAAGGAATCGAAGTTGACCAGCCATCTCTTGATGAAAACAGCAAAGATGTAATTAATCAACTTCTGGCTATTACCAAAACTGCATCTGACGAGGCGGTGAAAAATGTAAATTCTGCAAAAGAACAAGCCATTACGGACATTCAGAATGTTTCACAGCCAGATAAAACTCTTACCGTTGAAGGCGGTATTGCCGATGCAAAAGCCACAGGAAATGCGATTAGTTCATTAAGGGAAGATATTGGCGATAAAAAAGCCTTATATGCTATCGAGCATACTTGGATTGACGGCAAATTTGTCAGCGAATACAGCCAAAGAATTGATTATATAGGCAGTAAAATCGCATATATCGCAGATGCTACACCTTTGATTGATAAGACGATACATGTAAAAACGTGTGCGTTCGGTGATATGGCATATGTTGTAAGCGATGCATCTTGGAAATGTTTGTTAAGCGGAAAAAGTGGAAATACATCTGCTGTCGAAGAGCCTTGGGAATTCGATATTACCATTCCTACAAATGCGAAGTACATTCAGATTTCATACTCAACTCGTTATCCTTCAATCGAGTTTGAAATGTATGAGGAAAAAGGCACACTTTTTGAGATGGTCAAAAAGATTGATGATAATTTGAACGAAGTACCAAACGAAAATCCGTTATCCGTCATCAGAAAAGATGCAGGGCTTTTACACGTATTTAGAAAAGTTGGTTGTATCGGTGATAGCCTTTCAAGTGGTTGTTGCGTGTTCAAAAATGCTCAAGGAATAGAACAGGGAGCAGATTTATATGAATTTTCTTGGGGGCAGTACCTTGCGAGAATGACAGGTAATACCTACTACAATTTCTCAAGAGGTGGATGGAGTACAAGGGATTGGTTGACCGGTGACCTTGGTGGAAACCTTGCTTTTGATGGAAATCATGCTTGCGATTGTTATTTTATCGGTCTTGGACAGAATGACAACAATCAGAGTATTCCAGTTGGCACAAGGGGAGATATTAATCTTTCAGACCCTGCACAGAACGCAGATACCTACTACGGCAACTACGGAAAAATAATTCAGAAGATACAAGTACGTTATCCAAAGGCTAAAATCTTTGTAATGACAGACCCACTCGACAAGGCATCAAGTCCAGAGAATAACGGATATAACGATGCCGTCAGAACGATTGCTACAATGTTTAATAACGTGTATCTGATGGATTTATACAGATATGGAAAAGAAATGTATGACTACTACGGAGCAAATCTTTTGAGCATTAATAAGAGATATGCACATTTCAATGCCGTAGGTTATTATCTTTGTGCGTTGAACATTGCAACATACGCAGATTGGATTATGAGAAAAAATCCTACAGAGTTTTTAGAGGTTGAGTTTATCAATACTGATATGTACTACAACTAAAATCTCAACTATCTTAAAGGAGATAAAATATGATATTGGTAAGCAAGGAATTGCTTTGCAATGTAATTAATAATGTCAAACTTGAAGATGCGCATGACAATCCGATGGCATTATATAGAACGGTTTTGAAACTGATTGATGAAATGCCGAGTATTGTGGCAAGTGAAACAGAAAAAACGGAATTGCTTGGTAAAATCTCAGCTATCTGAAAAGATAACTGACAAAATTACTGAACTAAAGGGCGCTTTAATTAATTTATCTTAAATTAAAAAAAGTCCCCAGAACTGAGGAACTGGGGACCGGAAGATTATGAAATCTGGGGATACGTCGTTCCCTGATTTCTGCATAAGAATAACACGAAAATTAATTTCTGTCAATGGAGGGTGCATATATGAGAGGTAGACTTCGCCAAAAACAATTCATATGGATTTCAACAGTAACAGAAAAAAACAATGGAATGGATAAAACACTTGTCTATTCAAACCCGCAAAAAAAGAACATTTCAGTATCAGCAACAGCCGGTACGCCAGAAGAACTGTCTGCCGGAATTGTTCCCGACTATGACCGGTACATTACGGTTTTTGACCGAACATTTCAGCCAAAAGAAGGCAACGTCTTGTGGATTGATGTCGTGCCGGAAATTAGGGAAGACGGAGCACTAATCCTTGATGGAGATAACAGCCCGACTGTTCTTCCAGACTACAGGCTTAAGAGAATCCTTGATACTCAAAAAGGACAAGTTGCCCGATATGGAATAGCGAAAATCGGTGGCAACAATGAGTAGGAAAACAATCCGGTGCAGTTTGAACCATAATTCTTTGCAGTCTGCGATTCATCAGTTGGAAGCATACCGGAAAGATATTCAAAGGAAGAACCAGATTTTTGTTGATAAACTGGCTCAAGAGGGAATACAGGTTGTCCAGACCACGATGGAATCTGTTCCGACTGAGGAAAAAGGTTCTTACTACACGGAAGTTATTAATAACGGACATGGCGATATTGTTGGTGCAGCGGTCCGGCTTTCTGGGAACAAGGTTCTTTTTATCGAGTTTAGCGCCGGTATTTCCTATGGAACGGACAGCTATCCATTACCGTCTGGCGCTGATTATGGTGTTGGTACTTATCCAGATCAAAAACACGCCTACGACCCAAACGGATGGTGGTATGTGGATGAAAGCGGACAAAAACATCATTCTTATGGTAACAGGGCATATATGCCAATGTACCATGCGGAAGAAGCTATCATTATTCAGATACGACATATTGCAAAGGAAGTGTTTGGAAGTTAAACATCCTATACTAAAATATGGAATCATATGACGCATATTTTGTACAATTAAGATGCGAAGCATCTACCGGAAAGGTAGGTGCTTTTTTCATGCCAAAAAAATAAATCATAAAAGGAGAAGTGAATTTATGTTGGTAGAAATCATTGGTAAAAGATACGAAGAAAAAATCGTAACCACAAGCCGAAAAATAGCAGAGGGTTTCGAGAAAAGACATTCCGATGTACTGAGAGATATCGAAAATCTGGGATGTTCGGAAGAATTTAGACAACGAAATTATGCGTTGTCCTCTTATACTTCGGAACAAAACAAAAGACTTAAAGAGTACATCGTTACAGAAGATGGATTTACAATTCTTTGCATGGGCTATGGCGGCGAAAGGGCTATGGAGTTTAAAGAACGCTACATCGCAGAGTTTAATGCAATGCGTGATGAATTGAAAAAGATTCACGTAGAGCGTCAGCAATGGCAAATTGAACGTGATAAAGGCGTAGTTATCAGACATATTCTTACAGATACAATTAAAATGAAGATATCTGACAGCCCGAATAAGAAATTTGCATATCCAAATTACACAAATTTGATATACAAAAATATATTCGGAAAGACAGCAAAGGAAATAGAAATCGAACTTGGCGTTAAACCCAAAGAAGCTGTTAGGGATTATTTTACAGGTGAAGACTTAGCAAAAGTGCAAAGCATGGAGATGCTTGTAAGTAGCCTTATTAACTGTGGCTGGGGATATCAGCAGATTAAAGAGTTTATTCAAACACAAACTCAAAACATGCTAGAACAGGCAGGGTGATTAAATGCCGGAAATATTAAAAAACCCGATATCCGAGATATACAAACGCTGGAATAAAGCGATCGAACCTGTAGTTGGTAAAGGAAATTTTTCCATGGACAGAAGTCAAACTCTTGCATCTGGAAAGAAAACCTATGCAAGACTTTACATGTTGGGAAATGTTCTGACAGAAGGAGACCTTGAAGGCGATGAATGTGCCACGGTTCCAACTATCCAGATCGAGTGCTTCGCCACGGGTACAGCTCCACTTGCGAAAGTATATCAAATTGATGAAAAAAGTCATCAGTCCATGATTGGCATGGGATTTCGTAGAACTTACGGTCCTGAACTCATGGGGAACGCTGACGATAGCATCAAACGGCTTGTTAGCCGATACACAAGAATTTACACTGGGCAGTTGCTCGGTGAATGAAAGGGGTGAGATAGAATGGATCAGATCATGAACTATGTGAAACCAGAACTCCTGGTTGTAGCTGTAGTCCTGTATTTTGTAGGCGTATTCCTCAAACAGGCTGAAACCGTAGCTGACAAATACATTCCTGGAATCCTCGGACTTCTGGGCGTAGTTGTCTGCGGAATCTATGTTTTCGCTACATCTACAGTCACAGGCGGTCAGGAAGTTGCAATGGCAGTTTTTACCGCAATCACACAAGGCATTCTTGTCGCAGGACTGAGTACTTATGTGAATCAGGTCATTAAACAAGTAAGCAAAGAAGAGTAGAAGGGCGGTGATCCTTTTATCTCCCGGGCACAGGGTTACGTGTCAGAGCCATTACGGCTCTTTTTTATTGCAATAATTTATAGCCGAAAGGCGGAAAGGAGCCAATATGGCATCAGGAAATATCGCAGGAATCAGTACCGTTGGTGCTCTTACCGGTTATGCAGTAGAGACAGTAGCGGGAACAAAACCAACAAAATTCACTCTGCTTCACAGAATAAACGCTTCTGATGAAATCGCTATCGACGTTGAGACTATCGATGCATCCGCTCTCGAAGACGAAATCGAGAGAACTATCGCAGGTCGTGGTTCAACCGGCGGTACATTCAATGTAACTGTAAACGTTACAGACGAAACAATCAAAGAGTGGGAAGATCTTATCAGCGCTTACAAAACAGCTCATGCAAGTGGTCTGTCTATGTGGTATGAGGAATATTACCCGGCGCTTCAGAAAGCATTTTTCACCAAAATTGAGCCGCCGACTATCATTCCAAAACCGGCAAGAGATCAGAATGGACTTCTGACTGTTGATATGTCTCTGACTATCAATGAGTATGTCGGCCCGGATACGGCAATCAAGCCAACCGAAACCGAATAACAAACATATCTAACTGGGAGGAAAAGATATTATGTATAAACTTTTAAAGATTGGTAGCAAAGAGTACAAACTGGAATACAGCATTGAAGCATCTCTGTATGATGAATGCGTTAAGAGCGTAATGAACACACTTCTGGCAACCAGTGGCGGTGTGGACAAAACGCCGGAAGAAATGATCTCCGGCATGGCAAATATTCCGAACACAGCATTAACCGTGTTTTATGCAGGGCTTCTTCAGTATCATGGTGACAATCCAGATGCAGACGGTTCTGTCCCGAATCTTGCAACCGCAAAGAGACTTGCAGTGCAGTTTATTCAGGAACATAAGGATGATGAGCAGGGTAACTTTTACGGTATCTTCGCCATGTGTCTTGACCAGATGGAGGAAGATGGTTTTTTCAAACTGACCGGTCTGGAGACGTTCATGGACGATCTGAACGTAGCAGCCAAACCGAAGAAAACTCCGAAGAAGCCGACAGATCACCAGAAAAAAGCTACAGCGAAATAATCTGGACAGAGCTATATCCGGCGGCAGTTCGCATCGGAATGAACCGGAAAGATTTTCTCAGAAGTACCATACGTGATCTTCAAGTAAGGATACGTGAGTACGAGAAAAACAAACGTGACGAGATAGAAACTCAGGTAAAGCTGATTGAATATCAGTCATGGCTTTCCGGTTTATATGTGAAATCTGCGGTATCAAGTGCACTTTCTGGCAAAGTAAAATATCCAGATAAACCAATCACAGAAAAAACAAAGAAGCCACAGATTGAAGAAAAAACAGATGTTCCGAAACGGTCTGAAGCTGAATTGAAGCAGGAAGAACGTTACTACGAACTTCTGATAAAAAAGGCAAATGCGAATATTGCCGAAATAGGCAATGAAAAGGGCAGGCAGGATGAATAAAAGTCTTGTCTGCCCTTATTTTTTTGATTAAAAGGAGGTGTTTTTATGGCTGATAATACCATTGATACCCTTGATATACAAATAAATAGCAGTACCAGGAATGCCACAAAAGCATTGGGAAATCTGGCTAAAAAGTTAAAGGATGTTGATACGGCTCTGGGAAACGTCAATACCGGTGGGCTTAGGAATTACGCTCGTGAAATTGGAAGAGTATCAACAGCCTTACAGACATTAAACAAAACAAAAGTAAGTGTGCCTAATTTGTCTGGATTAACCGGACAACTTCGGAGTTTGTCAAAAGTTGACTTTACGACACTTGGAGCGAGTACGAAATCTTTGCAGAATCTGGCTGCCGGATTAAGTTCTTTAAAAGGTGCTTCCAATATTTCAATTCCAAAGATTGATGCAAAAAACGTCAAGTCAGCGGTAAACGCTATTCAAAAATTTCAAGAAATTGATGCTGTGAAGATGCAGCCCGCAATAACCGGCGTTGAAAAAATTTCCAGCACCATGAACGCTCTTAACGGAATGAACTTCAAGGATTCTAAAATCACGAATGTTATCAATTCCTTAAGTCGACTTGCAACAGCGGACATGAGTAGCTTTGATACTTCAAAGATGGGAGAAATCATCAAAAGCATCGATAGCTTAAATGATATTGAGGATGTATCTTCCAGTGTCAACCGGTTTGTAGGTTCACTGGCGAGACTTGCTAATGCTGGAGAAAAGACTAGCCAATCTGCATCGGGCTTAAAAACCCTTGGAAAAGAATTAAGAAAAGTCGTCAATTCCATGGCAAGTACAAGGCTTGTTTCGGAATCTACGAACATGTTTGTACAGTCCATAGGACGATTGGCAAGTGCTGGCAACAAAACCGGACAGACAGCATCGCAGCTGGCTAATCTGGCCACAGAAATAAAGAAATTCTTTACCGCCATGCAGGATGCTCCGCAGATCAGCGAGAATACGTTGAGAATGACTGAAGCCCTCGGGCAGTTGGCGGCGGCCGGTGGGAAAGTAGGGACTTCCACGAATACTGTGATCAATTCCTTTAACAAGCTTTCCTCTATCGGTTCGGGACTTTCTTCGTTACTCGGTGGGGTAGCGACAAAAGCAAAGAGCGGATTGGGATTTCTGGCAGCCGGAATATCCAATCTGGTCAACAGGAGCAGTGGGCTGAAAACAGCATCTTCCAATGTAGGCTCTTTTATTAAGACCGTCCTTGGCTTCAAAGCTGCTTCAGCTGTAATGAACAAATTCAGCGAAGCTATGGGCGGAAAAGGAATCCTTGAGATCGGTTCCGATATCGCTGAGGTTGAGAACGTTGTAGACGTTGCTTTCGGAAGCATGGCAGATCAGGCATACAAGTTTGCATCTACGGCGACAAAGCAGTTCGGACTGTCGGAACTGGCAGCAAAGAATTACTCCGGAACCATGATGGCAATGCTGAATGCTTCTGGAGTAGCGCAGGAATCAGCTGCGAAAATGTCAACAACTCTTGCAGGATTAGCCGGAGATTTGGCATCTTTTTACAACATTGATACTGATACCGCCTTCTACAAAATCAGGGCGGGCATTTCGGGTGAAATCGAGCCTTTAAAACAGCTCGGAATAAATCTTTCGATCGCCAACTTACAGGAATATGCGCTGTCACAAGGCATTACAACAGCCTATAATTCCATGACACAGGCTCAGAAAACGATGCTGCGCTATAACTACATTATGTCAGTTACAAGTGCACAACAGGGGGACTTTGCTAGAACAGCCGGTAGACTATGTGCCGCCTGATGTAGCAATACATCAGTGAAAATCGGGTAAAGTCGGTAAATGCTAAGTTGACTTAATACGAACATTTTGATATAATATGTTTGAGGTGATTTAATGCGAACATATTATATTTACAGAGCTACAAATAGAATAACTCAAGAATCTTATATCGGGCAGACAAACAATTTCCGTAACCGAAAATGGCAACACGAAAGATGCTATGAAAAGGAAAAATGCAAATTTCACGATGCAATTGAAAAATACGGAACAGATAATTTTGAATGGGAAATTTTAGAAACTTGTGATACAAGAAAAAAAGCTTTAAAACTTGAAAGAAATTATATCACACTGTATAATACTTATCATAGTGGATACAACGAAAACAAAGGAGGAGTTGGCGGACATAACTCAATTCCTGTAGTTTGTCTTGCAAAAGATGGAACTTTTATTAAAAGATATGATAGTGCCACTGAAGCAGAGAAAGACGGCTTTTGCGCAAACAGTGTATTGGAATCTTGCAGGAGTGAAACGCGTACTGACCATGGACGCATTTTTATGTACGAGAAAGATTTTCAGCGTTATGGATCGCGAAAGTACACTACGCCAGAATCAACAAGCATGAGAAGTATTATTCAATGCGATAGCAACGGAAATTTCATACAAAAATTCAAAAGTGTCCAAGAAGCTTCAGAAATGACGGGTGCTAATCGCACGACTATTTCTGGAGTTTTGAGCAAAACATATAAATCCGCAAACGGCTTTATTTTTGTATATGAAGAAGATTTTCCGATAAAAGATTTGAGTGATTATCAAAAACGAAAAAAAGGTAGAAAAGTAGCTCAAGTAAATCCTGATACAGGAGAAATATTAAAAGTGTTTAATAGAATATCGGATGCAGGAAAAGAATTAGGTGTGTGCTACAAGGGCATACACAAGGTAATCGACAAACCTGATAGAACTGCATTTGGATATAAATGGATAAGTCAATAAGTTAATACCGAGATAAGGCTATAGAATAAAAGCTATAGCACATTGTAGAGCGTAGGGATTGAACCTAGGCTCTTTTTTATTAAAGAGTTTAGAATATAATATCCCCAAGAGTATCCGACATCCTTATGGGATGAAAATGTACGCCGAACTTATAGGAAACTATAAGAACTATAGGATAAAAAGCCTATAGGATAACATTAATTGACATATGCAAACCAAGTACGTCTCCTTACTATGAATCTTCAGTCCCTTGCATCTGTTATCGGACAGGGCTTAATCGCAGCAGTTCTTCCGGGAATCCAGGCTCTTAATGCCTTAATGTCAAAACTTATGCAGGCTGCGGAAACATTCCGTAATTTCATGTATGTTCTGATGGGGAAAAAGATTAAAGGTTCCACAAGTGGGGTCGTAAATGATCTTGCTGGACTGGAAGATTCCGTAGCAGACCTTAGCGGATTACAGGACGCCGGAGATGCAGCAGCTTCTGGACTGGACGATGCTACTTCATCAGCAAAAACTCTGAAGAAAGCTCTTTCTGTTCTCCCGTTTGACGAACTGAATCAGCTGACAGATAATTCTAGCTCATCCGGTTCAACACCTGGTACCGGAAAGGGTAAAACTGGAACCGGTACAACGCCTTCATTGGGTCTTGGCGGAATCACGGACCAGATAGACGATGCTCTGAACAAAGAAGAAACCCCTATCAATAAATGGGCTGAAAAAATCCGCAAAGCTTTTCTCAACCATGACTGGGAAGGACTTGGAAAGACCATTGCAGATATGCTTAATATCGGAATCCGGAAGATTTATGATGTTATTAGTTGGAGCAATGTAGGACCGAAGATCTCTGCATTTTGTGATGCTTTTACTCGATCTTTTAACAGCCTTGTCGAAAATATCCACTGGGATAGATTAGGACGTACTGTCGGTGCCGGTATCAACACTTTGGTTAACACCTTTGAGCTTCTGATCGGCCCGGGTGGTATTGATTTCACAAACATTGGTAACAAGCTGGCAACCGGACTTCGGGGAATGATTGACGAAGTTAACTGGCCGAACCTTGGTCAAGTCCTTGGTAGTGGATTTATGATAAGCTGGAACATTCTGGACGGTTTTGTTCAGAAAATGTCTAAAGAGAATAATGCCGGTCTGACTGGCTGGGAACAGTTGGGAACTGCGGTTGCCGATGCTATGAATGGAGCTTTTGGGCGAATTTCGTTCTCAAAGATAGCCACTACGATTGCGACCGGATTAAACGGTGCATTTCAGGCATTGGCTGCATGGACGCAAAATTTCAACTGGGGCGGATTGGTAAACAACATTTCCAACGGAATCAATACTTTTATCGGAAAGTTCAAGTGGAAAGAGAATGGAACATCCTTAAATACTTTCATTACGAACTTGCTAAACGCTCTGGTTGATATCGCAGGAGAAACGGACTGGGAATCTTTCGGAAGAGGTATCGGATTATTTCTTAGTCAGATAGACTGGGGAAGTCATTTAAAAGATTTAGCCACAGTATTAATTGATGTTTTGGGCGGGATTTTTTCTGGTTTAGGAGAAACTACAGCCGGTAAGTTTGTAGTTGCGTTTGCCGGTGTAGGATTGGTGTCAAAGGCAGATACCCTGGTATCATCTATCTTAGTTGCTATGGGAAAACTGCCGACTGGAACCAGTGCCACAGCAACCTTGCTCGGAACAGCACTCAGCAAAATAGCAACAGCCTTTTCAACCAGTACATTAGGCACAACTGTTGGAGTTTACGCTCTGGAAGCTGTTGACAAATTGAAAGCAATCCCGAATACCATAACCACACAGATTGCCCCGAAAATTCTTGAAGTTATAACCACTAAGCTTTGGCCAACTGCAACTGCCTTCGCTGGTTCAATTGGAACTTGGATTACAGGAACTTTTGCACCAGCTATGGCAACAGCGTTTTCTACATTGGGTAGCGTACTGTTCAGCCCGATAGGCTTAGCTGTTATCGGAGCTGTTGTCGGTGGATTTCTGCTGTGGCAAAATTGGGATACCGTTACGGAATTTGCCGGTAAAGCTAAGGAAGCAATAGAAAATGCGTTCAGCACTGCCGGAACTTGGCTTTACACACATGGCTCAAATCTTATCAATGGACTTTACAACGGTGCTAAAAACGTGATTTCTACTGTTGGAACATGGCTTAAAACAAACATCTCGGACCCTATCATTAACGGTGTTAAAAACCTTTTTGGTATTCATTCTCCGTCTACGGTGTTTGCTGAGATTGGTGGGTATTTAATATCTGGACTGAAACAGGGAATCTCTGACAGAATCGGAAGCGTAATTGATACGTTCACAAACATTAAGAACACCGTAACCGGCGTATGGGACGCTATTAGTTCAAATACCAAAACAGCATGGGATTCAATCGGCTCAAAAATTAAAGGGGCTTGGGACACCATTACCGGGCAGACTGAAACCAATTCTGCATCCGCAGCCACAAGCGCTGAAAAATCCTTCAGCCGTGTAAGCACATCAGCGACAAAAAACTGGGGAAATTCTTCCCGTGAAGTAACCAAAAATGTCCGCCAGATGAAGATTGATGCAAGTACAGAGCTTGGCAGAATGGATGAAACCGTCCGCAGTCATTTTGGAAGCCAGTACAGAATCGCTTTTGGCAAATGGCAGAATCTGGGAAGGGATATATCTTCTTACATCCGGGGAACCATGAACACGAGCATCGGCGGTGCGATCAACGGTATAGTTAATACAATCAGTCGAAATTTCGGAAATATGTACAGTATCGGTCAAACGGCTATGCAGAATCTTCGAAACGGCATGGAGTCAATCAACATCAGAACTCCACATATTTCTATGGATTACACTGATTGGCAAGAGGGGCAGACCCACAAGTGGCGGTACAATTCGAGAGTTGACTGGTATGCTAAAGGTGGTCTTTTCAATGCAGCATCCGTGATCGGTGTCGGTGAAGCCGGAAAGGAAGCAGTCCTTCCGTTGACCAATAAACAGGCTATGAAGAGCATTGCTGACAGCATCACCGGGAACATGCCGGACGGAAGCATTGGACTGGGCAAGGAAGAAATGACACAGGCGGTAACACAGGGCGTTGCCATGGCAATGATGAACATGAACACCGGCGGAAACTCATCTCCGCAGTACATTTCCAATACGATCAATCTGGATGGACGTGCTATTGCGAAAGCAGTCACAAAAGCCCAGAACGACAACAACCGGCGGAAAAACCCTAGTCCAGCATGGTAAAAACCATTGCCATTTCTGCCGGATTGCGGTATAATGAATGAGTAACGAGTAGTACCTATATCTTGTTATATTGTACGAAAAAACAAAATATTGAGCAGACTTTTAAGATGATATTTACTTGGGTTGAAACAGTGACCCGTTTCCCGTGATACCGTCTTGGAGTCTGCTCTTTTTTTGTTTTATAGAAGGGAATGAAGCAAATGAAGCCATATGGATTAGTTGACAGAAATATTATACTCAACAAAAATCTATCGTTGGAAGCAAAAGGAATATACGGCATATTGATGAGTCTTGATGGAACAGACTTTGAACTGGATGAAATCTGCGAATGTGTTTCAGAGGGCAAAGAAGTTGTCGAAAAAGCTTTAAACGAATTGGTAAATCATGGATTTATTTCATTCGAAAAATAATACGGTAAAACCAACAGGCTAGACCGATCATCGAAAAGCGGAAATGCCTTGCCGCCTGCCTGTTGATTTACATACATTCAAGGCATCTTATATACGAAAGGCAGGTATTTTTTCTATGAAGTTTAAGGAACAATCCAAAAGTCTTAATGTTCCAGTGGCAAGAGAACCTATTATATATTTTTTGTTGAATGGCGATGAAGTAGTTTATGTTGGACAGTCAATAACAGGACTTTGCCGACCTTATAGTCATTCCGATAAACAGTTTGACAATGTTTCAATTATTAGATGTAAAAAAGAAGAATTGGATGATTTGGAAATATTTTACATTAGGAAGTATATGCCAAAATACAACAAAAGATGTATTGACGGTTCAAAAGATTTTTCTTTTTTAAAGGTTAAGGAAATCATCAGGAAGAATACTAATTTTGAACAATGCACGATTTTTGATATCAAAAGAATGATGAAAGTTATTGGGATTAAGGCGTATGCGGTAAGAGATATGTTTTATATTTCATCCGATGATACTGAAAAGCTTGTAGAATATACCAATAATCATTTTGATGGATACAAGCTGGTGATAAATTAATTGGTAAATTCAGTAGGCTAGGGTAGCTCCCGAAAAGTGTAAACCTTGATGCACCTGCCTACTGTTTTTATAAATCAAGGATTCTGGCATATTATGGAGATGCCGACGACCAACAAGGAGGTTATTTATTATGGACAAAGAGTTTAATTATCCAAGAGATTTTAAAGGAGTATGGATCCCGAAACAGGTTTTTCTTGATGAAAGATTAAATGCGATTGAAAAATTGATTCTGGCAGAAGTCGACAGTCTTGATGTAGAAGGAAGCGAAGGATGCTTTGCGAGCAATGAATATTTGGCAAAATTCTGCCAATGTAGTGTGACAAAAGTTTCTACTTCTGTCTCCAAGTTAATAAAGCTTGGATATCTTTATGTGTTTAAAAATGATGGCAGAAAAAGGTACTTAAAGAGTAGACTTTCAAATTTTGAAAGTCAGGACTTCAAAAACAGTAATTCAGACACACCAAATATGAAACATAGTAATAATAGTTATAAATACAGTGTAGATGATATAGATAAAGACTTTATTTTATCAAATAAAGAGAAAAAGACTTTATCAAAGAATGATAAAGGTTCAAAGACTTCTGCTCCTAATAATATTAATATACTAGATATAAATAATATACCCTCACGTACAACTGAGCAGAAGGAAGTGTACCGCAAGCAAAAACAGAAAAATCGTTCTGAGAAGTACCGGGACGAAGATGTACCACAGATTCTGTACAATGAGTTTAATTCACTGTATGGTGAACAGGAGAATATTCTGGAAGATCATGACATCTGTCTGACCATGGCAGTTATCGCTTATTACTTCAAGCAGTACCGGGAACACATGGGCGAACAGCATACAATGATTTCTGTCAAATATGCAAATCAGTTCATGGGAGTTATCATTGGCGATGATTCACCACTTCTGAAAGCGGACGTGGAAGAAAAAGATGAACTCCGGTTCTATCAGGACATGATAGATGAGTTCTTCAAGTCAGACCTTGGCCAACGAAACGGAAAAGACTTCGATCGTCATATCTGGTTGTTCTTCTCAGAGAGAAATCAAGACATTTTGTGTGAACGGGTAAAGCAGAAATGGGATAACCAAGAATACATTGACTAAACCAATCCAAAATCCGTTTGAAATACCATAGGTGATAATTTCCTCACGCAAACGATTCGAATTGATTCTAGCCAAAAACATTACAGCAATTGATTATAAACTCAACATGCAGGAGAAACACATGGACTTTAAAACAAAATACTTTGCTATCTGGCAGGAAGTGTGGGGACTGCACAAGAAATACTGGCGGATCCCGTTGGAAAATTCTGAGCTGTGGGAACAATTCGCAGCTGAGGCGGAAGCTCTCAGGAGCAGATACGTGGGAACGCCGGAAGAACATTTCGTGGGAAAACTGATTCTTGCCGTGACCAATGAAGTAGAAAACACTTCAAAAATATTTGAATGATAATTTCCACAAATAATACGCTAGATTTGATTCTGGCTTAAAATAATACAGTAATTAATTAGAAAGTGAGAAAGAAATGAGTAGACTTGGAAAAGAAATGCCGGCAGAATATTCTGATCAGTTTGATGAACTGAGACAAAACCGGTGCGAAACAAGCTTTTACAAATACGGCACTGCAAAAGATAATTTCGGCGAGAAATTGGTAAATGCTATAGAATCTCATGATATGTGCATCAAAAAATATCTTAAAACTGGCAACACGGAGTATCTCTGCGATGCTGCGAATTATCTGATGTTCGAATTTATGTACCCACAAAAAGACGGTGCTTATTTCAAGGCTACTGATAGTGGCGAAAGTGCCGGAGTAGCAGGAACACCGATAAATCAGTTAAAGGAGAAGTGGTAAAATGAAGAAAATCAAAATTATGTTACTTGCAATCTTATGTCTATGTCTTATCGGCGGAACTACAGGATGTGCTCTGATGGACGATACTATTAATGACATCAAAGGCGATCTGGTTGGAAATGGATATACAATCCGCACCTATGATAACTATGGCTCAAAAGTGATGACCACTACTGGCGATAAAATCAATGTCCAAGGGAATCCGGTTAAGACAACTTCTTACAACAGTGATGGAACTGTGGTCAGCGGATACGAGCTGTCATCCGTGATCACAATCAATATTGACGGCAAGGAAATCCAGAGCTGCGGCGACACCTGCATATTTGAGCAAGATGGCCTGGAGCCGGATGTGGATTTTAAGCAGACTGATATTTACAGTCAATCTACGGAAAAACTTTCTGACAATACTTACGTTGCCGGGATCGTAAATCAGTACAAGAATTATTTTGGAAAATCCAGAGTTGTTGTGATTAAATCTCAGCTAGGACAACCTATTACAGCATATTCTGGTGACGAAGTATACTGGAAAATTCCGAAGAAGTTGCCGAAAATGACAAAGCTCATGATTGACGGGAAAGCCCTTTACATTCACAGGGCAAACTTCCAGATCATTGACACAGCCTTACTCAAATAAAACGGCTTAAATACGGGCACGATTTTTTTTGAACGATAAAACTCCACGGAAACACAAAAAATGGATTCTGCGTGATTTTACCTAATCAATTACTGCGATTCTCATTGTAGTTTCTCTTTATCAGATGTATAATTGAACTATCAATCCAAGGGAGGAAGAAGAAAATGAAAAGGTGGAAAAAGTTTTCAGTGATTTTGCTGGCAATGATTATGGCACTTGCCATGGCGGTTCCGGCATCGGCGGCAACAGTGAAAATTAACAAAACGAAGGTGACGATTTGCACAGGACAAACGATGCAGCTGAAGATGGTCGGAACAAAAGCAAAACCAAAATGGTTCAGCAACTCAAGAAATGTGATTGTGAATAGCGCCGGAAAAGTAGCAGCAAAGGCCCGAGGAACAGCTACGATTACTGCCAAAATCGGGAAGAGGAGTTATCGGTGCTTAGTGACAGTAGAAGCGCCGAGAATCAGCAGCTCTAACATTTCGCTGTACAAAGGGAAAACGGCACAGCTTAAAATGCTGAATACGAAACAGAAATACAGATGGACATCTTCAAACGCCAAAGTTGTAACAGTTTCGTCAACCGGTAAGATCAGTGGAAAAAATGTCGGAACTGCTTATGTTTCCGCCAGAAGTGCGTCTGGTAAAACATTTAAGTGCAAAGTTACGGTCAAGAACACACCTAGCAAACTTAAGATGCTTTTACCAAATCAAAAAGAGTGTGGAGATGCAGATTTCTTTATTGAATATAATTCTCAAAGAAGTACGAATGGTAAAACCGTACTTATGCAGTTATATAAACAATTTCCAATGGGATATATCAATTTTTCAGCAAATAATGTTGACCGGGAATTAATGACGTATGTCTATATTGACGGAACGCTTTGGGATCAAAATCACGGCACTTCTGTTAGCGGAGGGGGATCATTGGACGACATTTATATAAAATCTGGAACACACGTTGTCGAAATGGTGCAGTTTACAAATAATAATCGTTATGGAAAAGTGAAATCGTATCGTAGAGCAATGTACAAAGTAGTTTATAAATAAAGCTATGGACCGGAGGGAAATCTCCGGTTCTTTCTTTTTGCCCGAACATCATATGTAAAAATATGGAATCATATTACATCAAAAAAGTATAATGAATAATCATAAAGCGTCTATCTTTGATAGGCGCTTTTTTATGCGCAAAAATGAGGTGATTATTCAATGGCAGACGTTTTTATAAAAATTAATGGTGCAGCGATGCCTTGTCCGTCCTCTTTCACATGGGGACTTCAGGACATATCAGCGTCAGAATCCGGGCGTACTGATGACACGATCATGCATAAGAATCGTGTTGGACAGAAGAGAAAACTGGAAATAGGTTGGAACGCACCGGAATGGGAAAAAGCTTGCAAAATCGTGCAGGCGGTCAACCCAGAGTACATTTCTGTTGAATATCCCGATCTCTTGTCTGGAAACAAACACGAAGTCCGAACCTTTTATGTTGGCGACCGGTCCGCTCCTTTTAAATGCTGGTGGGTCGGGAATCAACGGATGGAAGGATTGCAATTTGACTTGATCGAGCAATAGGAGGTGAGAGATTGAGAGATATTTCAGACAGATTTAAGAATGAACAAAATAACGATAACAGGAATTATTTAAAATACGCTGACATAACGCTGACGGATGGGACAGTTATCAATCTTACCAACGCTGATTTTTGGTCGAACGGTATGAAGTTCGAGGATTCCGTGTCTGACGACAACACTTTTAACATCGGGTCCGCAAATATCAATACTTTGAACCTGTCAATCAATAACTTTGATGGCAAGTATACAGATTATGATTTTACAGATGCTACGGTGATCTGCTACGTAGGAATCGAACTTGAGCCGGAAGACACCAGCGCATTGCTCGATACTACCGGTGGTAAGATTCTGGATACGACCGGTAACGAAATCATAGTGCACAAAAATGCTTTGATAGAAAAAATCCGGATATGCACAATGACAGTCGTAGATACTCCGTACCAGAACACTACAATTATCGAACTAGAATGTGAAGATAACATGCGGAAGTTCGACCGTGATTATTCTGCAAGTAAGCTGAAATATCCGGCGACAAGGAAACAAATCATACAGGATGCTTGCAAGGTGTGCGGAGTAACACTGGACACACTTAATTTCTATCAAGATTCTTACCAGATACCGGCAAGGCCTGATGATGAAGCACTGACCTTCAGACAAGTCATTGCATGGACATGCCAGATCGGATGCCAGTACGCCAGATGCGATAAATACGGCAGACTGACTATAAAATGGTATGACACAGAAGTTACCGATGCGAACAGGGCAGTTATAAATTCCACCAATGGTTTTACCCCAAACTTGGACGATGTGGTGATAACCGGTGTGCAGGTAACAGAGTATCTGGAATCCACATCTACGGACGAAGAAGCAAGTTCGTATCTGTACGGAGAAGAAGGATACGTTCTGAAAATCAGTGCAAACAAACTGATTCCGCAAGGAACCGGAGAGGTTGTTGCAAGTATAATCGGCGAAAAATGCGTCGGGATGTCTTTTAGACCGTTTGAAACAGAATGCTTGACTGATATAGTTCTTGAAGCCGGTGATGCTGTTCTAATCACCGATCGAAAAGGAAATAAGTATAAAAGCTATTTGACAAATGTCGTGCTGCAACCGGGAACGTTTGAACAGATATCCTGCAATGCCGAAAGTGCTGCCCGGAATAGTTCAAAGACTTATTCACTTGTAACGCAAGCGGCTGTGGATGCCAGAAAATCCGTTTGGAGAGAGCGAACAACCCGAGAGCAGGCATTGCAAGAGTTTAAAGACCGACTGGACAATTCCACCGGTGTTTACACTACAGTCCAGACTCAACAGGACGGTAGCCAGATATTTTATTTACATGACAAACCCACACTTGCGGAATCAAAGGCTGTATGGAAGATGACCGCAGAAGCATGGGGTGTTTCAACCGATGGCGGGCAAACATGGAATGGTGGAATGACTGTTGACGGAGATACGATTGTGAGAATTTTGAACGCTGTTGGTGTTAATGCTGACTGGATTAATGCCGGAGCAATCACGGTAACAGATACCGATGGAAGCATCATCTTCTCTGTAGATATGGACACAAAATCCGTATATCTCGACGGAAGTGTTCAAATTGGTGGAGGGAAATCTCTTAATCAAACATTTGCAAACTATCTCCAAGAGAGCAAGGATTATTCAGACGGAAAACTATCTGACTATGCTGAAACGGTAACTGGCTCACTAGGAGAATTGCAAGATCAGATAGATGGCCAGATTGAAACATTCTACTACGATTATGAACCTACGCTTCAAAACAAACCTGCATCTAATTGGACAACAACAGAAGAACGGAAAAAGCATGAAGGAGATTTGTTTTTTTGGAAGCCGAACAAAGAAACTGGTGAAGGCGGATATGCTTACCGGTTCTTTTATGATTCGACCGTAGGTAAATGGGAATGGGTTCTTGTACAGGACACCGATATCACAAAAGCTCTTGCGGCGGCTCAAAATGCACAGGATACCGCAGATCATAAGCGCAGAGTTTTTGTGACAAAGCCACAGCCGCCTTATGATATCGGTGATTTATGGTCGCAGGAAGAGAGTGAAGGTGGAGACATCCTTACCTGTACAGTTTCAAGAGCAAAGGGAGCATCTTATGTTCAGTCGGATTGGCAGAAACTGAATAAATATACGGATGACGCAAAAGCAGAAGAGGCCCTTGAAGCGGCATCCCTAGCTAGAAACATGACCATACAGCTTGATAATGACTATCAGGGAATCCCGGTTGACAGTGACGGAAACTACACGGAGTTCCCGGAGTGTACCACGACAGCGACCGTCATGTACGGCACGCAGGATATTACAGATAACTGTACGTACACGATTACGACGTCCCAGAACATACAGGGAAACTGGGATAAGGAAACTAAGACATACACCGTTACCGGGCTGACCGCAGACAGTGGATGGGTGAACATCAAAGCCGCATATCTGAATAACCTTGTCGTATCGAAACAGTTCTCACTTGCGAAACAGTACGCCGGACCGCAGGGAATCCCGGGCGTCGGAATAGATGGAAAGACAACGTATCTGCATATCCGGTACGCACCGGTACAGAACCCGACAGCGGCACAGATGAGTAAGACACCTGACAAGTACATCGGAACTTATACGGACTTTTCCGGCGTTGACAGTACTGACCCGAGCAAGTACACATGGGCCAAGTTTGAAGGCGACCAAGGAGCGCAAGGCCCGAAAGGAGCAGACGGAGCGCAGGGCGTGCCGGGAACACCGGGAGTAAATGGAAAAACGCCGTACTTCCATATCGCATATGCCAACAGTGCGGATGGTAGAACAGGTTTCTCTGTGGATGATAGCGTCAATAAGCTGTATATCGGGCAGTATACCGATTACACGCCAGACGATAGCACCGACCCGACGAAATATAGCTGGACAAAGATTAAGGGTGAACAGGGGACTGCCGGAAGGACTTACTTCTTCCAGAGCAATGCGGATGTGTTGCTTATGGGGGCAGACAAGAAGATAACGCCGGCATCGCTCATTGTGGATTCGTTCTATCGTGACGGAAACGGCGAGATTGCACAGTCGCAAAAAGGATGGTGGAAACTGGAAAAATCCACCGACAACGGCGCCACATGGTCGGCACTCACAGTATCGCAGACTGCGGCGCTTGACCGGTTGAACATCAATGTCAACGGACTGTCGCTCAATGCACATGACATGCTCAAGGTTTCATTGTATTTTGACCAGTCGAAAACGAAGCTTGCGGACTACCAGACATATTCCGTTGCGGTTGATGTGGCATCACTGACACAGGAACAGATAGTTGATATCCTGTCAGACAGTGGAAAATTCAAGGGGCTGTACTACGAAAAAGATGAAAGTGGGAACCAGACGCTGTTTATCTCGTTCAATGCCATGAAAGGTGGCGTCATCAGTCTTGGCGGCACGAATAATGGAAACGGTCAGTTGAAGATTTACGATGCTGACGGAAATCAGATATCGAGATTAGGATATACCGGATATGTCGTACTTAACAAGAACACCGGAAACCCGATGGTATCTCTTAACACTGCCGGATTGCGATTGTATACGGACTACACAGACGCAGACAACTACAATGCACTGATGCTTGGAAAATACGGACTGTACGCACAGAAAGTTCAAAATAACGTGCCTGAACTTTGGATGGAAGGTGATACGAGCAAAAAATGGGAAGGCTATATTGTTCGCTATCTGAACAACAAAGTCCGAATAAATACAAACTCACTTTTTACGGACGGATGCGAACTTGGAGCAAATTTTTCGACAGATGGAAGTGCAACTATTGGTAAAAGCTTGAGCGTAGGCGGAAACGCAACTGTCAATGGAACCCTTATGTTTTACGACTTGGAAAATCAAGCAAAAACATCCGGCAAAGTCAAAAGACAACCGGTAGCGTCCGTAAGCGCAGATGATTCGCAAGTGGCCTATCTTTTTTCAGGAACGGGTAGTAAACATGGAGATGCGGCAACATACAGACGTTTAGGAATCCGTGCTAAATGGGGTGGATCTGGCTTTAGCACAGACTATTTATATACAACCTCACAAGTTTCCGACATCCGCCTAAAAGAAAACATCGAAAGCAGTGAAACAGACGCTCTCGAAACGGTCAATCGCATGAAAGTCCGTCAGTTCGACTGGAAAGAGTGGATGGGTGGATGGCATCAAAACATCGGTTTCGTGGCAGACGAACTGGAAGAAATCGACCCGAACTTGGCTCTGGGTGGCGGATATGACGAAAACGGTGAGATGGACATTAAGCAGATTAACAGTCCGTACTTGCTGAACTACGCCATTAAAGCCATACAGGAACTCAGCGCAAAGGTTGACGAGCAAGAAAAACGTATCAAGGAATTAGAAAGGAGATTGCAATAATGGGAAAATTTAACGAGTACACACAGAAAGCAACACCGGCGGACAACGACACACTGATGATTTACGACGCAACATCGAAGTCAAACAAGCTTTCGCCGTTCAGTGGAATTTGGAACTGGATTGTTGGGAAACTGACCAATGCGGTTATCAGCAACTTGCAGACGAGCAACCAGACGGTACTGAGGGCGATTAATGAATTAAATAGTAAGACAACATTAAAAACATACCAAGGAGATAGTCTTTCTTCTACTTTTGGTCGGATACGTATAAGTAAAAATTTAGGATTTTCAAAACCTTCAAGTATATTTGTATTTGGTTATGAGGGAGTGGGCATAGTATTATTTGATACCATGAACGTTGATTCGTTACCAAAAAAAGCAGTTAATATTTACGGTAATATATTGACTCAAACAGATGATGGAACAGTTCTTGTCAATTTTGTTGATACATACAGGCAAATAACTATTATATCTCCACAAAGTATAGAAATAGAAGTAGAATCTGTTGAGCAATAGCCCTCTTCCCATTTTATTGATTAAGAAACTTTGAAAATTTCATAAAAAGGAGTTGATAAATTGGAAATTAAAGGTATTGACGTATCATCCAATCAAGGAAAACCGGACTGGCCGAAAGTGGCTAAATCCGGTATCAAATTCGCCATTTTAAGAATCCATCAGAAAGCAGGCGTTGACAGCTCATTCGAGTACAACTACAAGGGGTGCAAGAACAACGGAATCCTTGTCGGTGGGTATAAGTATTCATACGCTCTAACACCGGCACAGGCGATTGACGAAGCGGAAGACGTGATTGCCGCACTGAACGGACGGGGACTGGACTTCCCAGTGTTCTACGACCTTGAGTGGTCTAATCAGCAAAAACTCGGTAAACAGGCAGTCGAAAACATTGCCGTCGCATTTCTGACCAGAATGAAGAAAGCTGGTTATAAGGTCGGTATCTACTGCAACACGGACTGGTACAACGGCGTTCTGACTGACGCACTCAGAAAGTATGAGTGCTGGATTGCACATTACCCAGACCCCGATAATGGAACAATGCAAACAAGGGTAAAACCAAAAGTAGGAATCGGTTGGCAGTATTCCAGTAAAGGAAAAGTATCCGGTATCAGCGGAAATGTTGATATGGATGTATTTTACAAGGACTATCGAGGAACAGCACAGAAAGGAGAAACTAAAATGGTAAAAATCAGTAACTGCGGACATGATGAGAACGGAAGATATGCAGGAGGGAAAGCAGGAGATCAGACTGGTACGGAATATCAGATCATGAGCTGGTACAGTAGACCGTGGCTCTGTGTCCTGAGATTCAATGACGCGAAAATCGCAGCCATGATCGCAGACATGGCGACAAAAGCAGCGCAGAACAATTTCATTGGGTACGATCAGGGTACTGCCGGAAACAGCAATGACCGGTATTCATTCTGGCAGCACTTAAAGGCAAGCAACTACGATCCGGCGCAGATCACGGTAGCTTGTGAATCTGATTGTAGCGCAAGTACAGCGGCTATCGTCAAAGGAGCTGGGTATCGCTTAAATAACACAAAGCTTAAAGCGGTCAGCATCTATCTGACAACACGAAACATGAGAGCCGCAATGAAGGCTGCTGGTGCGAAAGTACTGACGGATAGCAAGTATCTGACATCCGGTGACTATCTAAAGGCAGGAGATATCCTTCTGAATGATAACCACCACGTGGCTATCGCTGTTACCACCGGTGCAAAAGTAAGCACGCCTTCAACCACGCTCACCGGTACCTTCCAGACAAGGCTTCCGATTCTGAGAAAGGGCAGTTCCGGTACAGCAGTGGCAATGCTTCAGGCGATGCTGGGCGTAGAAGTTGACGGACAATTTGGGAATGACACATATGATTCCCTCAAAGTTTTCCAGAAAAATGTTGGTGTAAAGGCAAATGGAACTTGCGGCATTGATACCTGGAAGAAAGCGATTGAGCATATGAAAGCAAATACAAAATAACGTTCTGATTGATTTTTCCTTCAGAACAAGGTATACTATCAACAGCCGCACAGGGGTTGAACTTATGATGTAAAGTTTCCTGTGTGGCTACGCACAAGTGAAGAGTGCAGACTGATTCCACCGTGCATGAACGGAAGAGCTGTATGTCCCAATTCGAGGCTGTTAGCAGCGGCACGAGTGGACAGTCAGGAAAAGAGTTGGGCATAAAAACCCGACTCTTTTCTTATTCTTCGAGATATTCCTGATATATCTGTTCTATTTCTCTTTTTCGGTTCTGCGATATTGAAACGATATCACCGGAAATCATCTTGATGTCAGATGCAATGTTTGCGATGTAATCCATGTTTACGATATAACTGCGGTGACACCGGACAAAACGCCGATCCAGAACTTTTTCTATCTCATGCAGACGCCGGTAAAAACCATACTGATGCCTGCACGTGCAATGGATGATGCACATTTGACCACGGCTTTCTATATATTCGATGTTACGAAAGAAAACCCTGTGGAAATCACCTTTGAATTTTACAGTGAGCATCCGTTCTTCCAATCTTCCAAGTGTAGTATCAATTACGGAAAACACCCTTCCATCTTCATGCCCTTTGATAACATACTGTGTTGCCTGAACATCAAAAGCATCACGCATGTAGCCGGCATGAGCTGTCCAGAACATCAGACTTCCGGAATAACCAGAGCCACGTAACTTATATGCTACATCAATACCATTTTCGCCGTCTTTTAAAATGATGTCCAACACGATCAAGTCAAACCATTCACCGTCTTTCACATCATCCACAAGAGGGACACCAGAAGTGTATTCTGAAATCTGGTACGTTCTGTCGCCCTTTTTCTTCAAAAATGACTCAGCCCTTGCCTTGAAATAATCAATATCAAGCTGGTTATCGTCAAGTATCGCTATTCGCATTTATATCACACCCTTTTTTCGTTATGCGAAAACATGCTATTTATTCAATTTACCAATTTTTACGGTGAAATGTTGTAGAATTTACAATGTAGATAGTATTTATACAGATATTATACTACAGCAGTTTAATACTGTAAATGGGCTGAATTGCCGGAAATTTACCAAAGCTGCTCTCCTGTGTTAATAAAAGTGCTTAAATATCCGGCAGTCAGTCCATAAATAAAAGATATGAGAAAATTATATTTTACTTCTGATATGATATTAAATCTGTAGTATATTCACCTTCATATTCAGCCAACGGTCTGATTGTTAATGCGAAATCTACTTTTGATATTTCAGAAATCTCGTTCATTGAAAGGAAATCGTCAGTTGGAGTTAAGGTTATAATTGTTTTACAATTATTCAGCAAATATTTGTTGCACAGTTCATAATTCACATCGGAAGTTGTAAAGTCATTATAAGTTTCAGAAACTACATCGTAAACAAAATACTGACCAGTTGTATTCGTGATGCAAAACGTGAAACTGTTCTCTTTTGATGATACAAAATCAACGCTAATACCATCTTTATCATATATGTTTTGAACGTTACTTAACACAGGTGAAGATGTTTCCGTGGCTCCAGTTACATCAACATGCACCTGACCACTATCGAAAGCTTTAAAGCTTTTTGAATTATCATAAGCCCACAGCAAAATATCGAAGCTGCTCAATTCATCCATTTGATAATCTTTATAAAAATTGGTTTTTTCCCAAGCACTGGTAAGTTCTATAGTAGAATTTGCTTTTTTACCTGGTGCAACATCGGCAGAATTAAGACCATATTGGTCACCACCAGCCATGATGCCGTTTATGGCATAAGCGTAAGGTGCAATACCTAAATTCAGATCAGAATTGTTTTCGATATACAAACCAATGGTTCCTTTTGATGGCGACTCTGTTAAGCCTTTTGTTTCGACGTGTACTCCGTTTTCATCATATAAAACAAAGTCTTCTGCAAACGTCGGGATAGAAGTGGATGAAACCAAAATGCTTGTGACACCAAGCACCGCTAATAATTTTAAATGCTTTTTCATAGTAAATCCTCCTTAGTAAAATTTGTATATATTATATCATTTAAAGCACAAGTAGTATAGTGAAATATAATAAAATTCGAGGTGTTATCAATGAAAACATTCAAACAAATTCTGGCCATTATCGGAATTATATTATACGTCAACTACATCATCAGTTCACCGGTATGCGTAGAAGAATATACAAACAGAGGTACTAGCATTTGTTCCGAACAACATATGCACAGACAACCAACAGTCAAAAGAAATGTCACGAAACAGATGCAGCATATTCCTATGCTTGTATTTTATTTTGCTCCAAAGAGGAATGATTTTACCTTTGTTATCACGAATAATTTCTATGCGATTGTAAATATTCCGGTATACCATTGGCAATTACCTCGTGGAAATATTGTTTCATCCCACTTATTCCGCTTTATTAGACATATTATAGGATATAATGCAAACATAAGTTCGTGGCATTCCATCTGCTAATCGAGCATATACTTTAATGTAGGCAGTAGTTTGCAAACAGGGAGGGTTATTTTATGGACTATAAGAAAGAGATTATCGAGATGATAAATGGAATAAAAAAAACAGGCACACTAGAGTACCTGCACACATTTATAAAACTGTTTCTGGAGAAGTGGGGCGATTAAGCCCCACTTTTTTTAATTAGAAAGCATGGAATCAATTAGACTTAAAACAATTTTCTGGTCACGTTCGCTTAATAATGAGAATTTTGAAATCAGATTAAAATCTTCTTTCGCCTGATGGGATGTGTCTTTTCTGGCACGTCCTACATTAAATCCCATTAACCACGATTCTGAAACATTTAACGCCATCCCTAAGACGACCAGTTTTTCTTGACTAGGCTCTGTCTTTCCGGAAACGTACTGGCTAATATCCGACTTATTCATTTTCACATTGTATTTCTTACAATATGGAAGAACAAGATTGAGAATATCAACCTGTCTCAGATTACGTTCGTCCATCAAAGTCTTAAATCTTTCTGATGAACTAACTTTTTCCATTGTATTATACTCCTTTCGCTTTCTAATGATAATATATCACACATGAAACAAAAGTTCAAGCCTCAAAACAAAAAAGTTAAAAATATTGAAAATATGTATTGACTTAGTGCATAGGCAGTGCTATATTATAATTAGTTCAAAACATTGAACCGAAAGGAGTGTGGAATATGGCATTTGATTATAGTAAGCTCAAGGGAAGAATCATTGAAAAATATGATAGTCAGAGTTCCTTTGCGAATGCTATGGAATGGTCAGAACGTACATTATCGCTGAAACTCAACGGAAAGCTGTTTTGGAAACAGTCAGATATTTGCAAAGCAGTCAATCTATTGGAACTTTCTGCTGATGATATACAGGACTATTTTTTCAAAGAAAAAGTTCAAAGTTCTTAACTAGAAAGGAGACACATGAAAGCATCAAAAATTGAAATCCATCAGGTTGAGCAGGAACAGGGAGTATTTACAGAAATCCTTGTAGACGGCCACAGACTTGAGGGAGTAAGAAGCTTCGAACTGAAGCAGGAGGTTGGGAACTCAATGCCGACACTTTCCATTGATCTGAATGCTTTAAATTTATCAACGGATTTAAAACTGTTACAGGTGAACCAGAAAGGCATCGGAGAAATCGAAAGCATTAGATTCAAAGGACAGGAAATGCCAGTTGAGTTTGGCACAAAAGAATAGGCTCCCATATTTCAGAGAGCCGTGAGGATTACTTACTGAGATTTTGCAGAATTGAACAATCGCTGGCACGATTACAACAACCTGTAAAACCGGCATATTTACATTTTAATCTTCCGTTAATAGATTTTGGACTCTTATCTTCTAAAGAAGAAACGGAAATTTGAGTAAATTCGACAAAATAATCCTTGTTCTGTTTTACACAAAAACCAGAATACACCATTAAACAAACACCTCCTTTCCATAAGGAGAGTATACCACAGAAAGGAGACGCATGAGCGAATTAATACCAATTAATTACAATGGCGAAGAACCGACTGTATCAGCAAGAGATTTATATAACTCTCTTGAAATCAGTAAGCGATTTTCGGCATGGTTCGAAACAAACTCTCAGGGATTCGTTGAAAACGAAGATTTTACAAGTGTACTTTCAGGTACGGTTGTAAATAACGGAGCGCACAGAGAAATACAGGATTATTCTTTATCAGTAGATATGGCGAAACACATTTGCCTTATGAGTAGAACTGAAAAAGGAAAAGAATGCCGACAGTATCTCATCGATCTCGAAAAAGCCTGGAACACGCCGGAACAGGTATTTGCCAGAGCATTGAAGATGGCAGACCAGACTATTGCGAAGCTGAAAGATACAAATAAATCTCTTGTGAAGAAAATCGAATCTGACAGACCGAAAACAATCTTCGCAGATGCGGTATCTGCAAGCCACACATCAATTCTTATCGGAGACTTAGCGAAACTTATCTGCCAGAACGGATATCAGATAGGGCAGAAACGATTATTCCAGTGGATGAGAGACAATGGCTATCTGATGGTTTCTGGAAGTTCACGAAATATGCCGAAACAGAAATATGTTGAGCAGGGATTATTTGAAATCAAAGAATCCAATGTTCAGAATCCAGATGGTTCAGTCAGAATCACACGCACGACAAAAGTCAGTGGAAAAGGGCAGTTGTATTTCGTGAATAAGTTTCTGGGACAGGAGGTTGCGAGTTGAACATTTTAAATGCCATTCCCCTGTCAGCAACGCTTATAATTTGCAGTTTGATGTCGTACTGGCACGGGAACAACAAAAATGGAATGAGAAAGTTTGGTCTGATTTACACAATCATACTTGGAACTGCCGCCACGATTCTCGTAGTTGGGCACCCAATGTTTTAGTAAAACAGTAAAGCTTCTCAAGAGCATCAGGATTTCTATTAGTGATTGATTCATAAAGCGTTTTAGCTTCGTCCCAATTACTTTTTGGCAAATAGAGCAACATTTTATGAAAGCATTCACAAAATTCTATCCGTTCACTTTTATAATCGGTTTCAATCTGCTTTGAAGCAAATTTTATAAAGTTTTCATAACAGTTTTTCTGATATTGGTAATATTCCGACTGCTTAGAAAACTCATAATCAATAGATTTTGCTTTTAATTGAAAACGATTATTCAGATAAGTTGTGATCGCAGGAGAAATAATTGCGACAATCAGAGCAATCCATGAAGCTTTAGCACCCCAATCCATAAATATATCACCTCCCTTCTGGAAGAATTATATCACAAAAGGGGAGCGAACAGTATAGGAGGTTGCAAGGCGAAAATTATCGAATCAGGAGGTAAAAATCAGATGATTAAATGTGAAAAAGGAAACGTATCAATCAACGGTGCGGGAAATGAAGTTATCCATGATCTTTCAGAAATCATATCTCGTACCTACAGTTCCTTCTCCAAAGCATTCGGAGAGGAAAAAACAAAGCAGATGATTTTCAAGGCGGTAAACGCCGGGATGGGAGCGGACAAATGACAAAAGCAGAGAAATTTAACCTTTATGCTGATACCTTATATGGAATGTGCCGGAAAGCACAGGACACAGTTCCAGAAGCGTGTGTGTGCTTTGAATGTAAGGTTTTCAGCAGTGAAAAGTTGGGGACGTATCGCACGATATGCGTCGGCATCACAACGACTGAAGGAAGCAGAAAATATTATGATGTGTGCGAAGCATTACGTGATATGGAGGAAAACTTTGTATCTGTAAAAGCGGTGCTGAACAACCTGTTACTTAATGCCCCATGTCCATACTGTGAAAAGGAGGAAGAAAATTGATGGCTGTAGAAAAAGAAAGCTCCGTGGATTTTATCCCGGAGACCATTGAAGAAGAATATGCCCTGTTGGCAGGCAGATTGAAAGCTGTTGAAGCTTATCTTGATGCTTCGGATAGCGATTACGTCGACAAAAACGTTCTGGCTGCCATGTTAGGCATTTAAGTTGTAAGCAGCCCCGGCGGTGCAGGAACACCAACCGGAGCACGTATCTAACTTAGCTTGAGTAAGTTAAATACAGGTTGATTATATCACACCTTCCTGTATTTGACAAATAAAAACACAGGAGGGCATTTTTAATGTCTAAAATCACTAAGGAAACTGGCAAAACACTTGCTTCTGAGATCATCAAAGACCTTGAGAAGGAAGCAAGGAACAAAGATCTGGCAATCATTGCTCTGTTGACTACAGTGCTGGCAATGGGATTGCTGGGGAAAGGAAAAAAATGAGAACTTACTTAGAGGGGCTTGCAGTGTTCGGGGTTTCTGGTCTGGCAATCGTGTTCTTTACAGTATGCTGGGCTGTGACTAATTTGGACGCACTCACGATTCTGGCATTGGATTACATCTTAATGAGTACAGCCGGGCTGGCAGTGATGCTAAAAATCAATGACTTCGTACACGACATTAAAAGGAAGGAAAAAGAAAGCAAAAATGCAAGATTTAAACAAAGCAACACTGACCGGATTCGTAACTGATCCGGCAGAAGTCAAATTTAAGCCAAGGAAGGGCAAAAGCTTTCTAGTCGTCAGAAGTGATCGGTTCAGCGGAACACCGGACGATATCATTGTTGAGATCCCGAACAGACTCAAAGGTACGTTCCGGGAATGGAATTGGATAAAGGTTTCGGGAAGAATCCGTTCCAAATGGGTCAGAGCAGACCACCAAGAGAAAAAGTATATGTATCTGGAAACATATGATGTCAGCACGGAAGGAACGCTTCTTGTGAATACAGTAGAAATGACTGCAAACATTTGCAAGAAGCCGGTGCTGAGAAAAACGCCATTAGGAAAAACAATCTGCGAAGTTTGTGTGGCAATCAATGGATACAGGCGGTCCGAATACATTTCTTGTATTTCATGGAGAGACTTGGCGGTGAAAGCTTCTGAATGGAAAGTAGGTACAAAAGTTAGATTAAAGGGACGTATGCAGAGCCGTGACTATTGGAAGAAGCAGTCAGATGGTTCCTATGTTAGAAAAACAGCATACGAAGTTTCAGTAATGGAGATGGAGGAAATCAAAGATGAAAAAGGTAACTTTGAAAAAACTCAGCGTTGAAAACTATAAGAAATTTGAAGCAAGAGAATTTGATTTCGCAGGAAGAACAGAAGTTTCCGGAAGAAACAGACAGGGCAAAACTTCTCTGATGGACGCATATTTTGATGTCCTGACCGGAAAACTGGCAGATGGAACACTTCCGAACAATATCCGCCGGAAGGTTGATGGTGAAGAAGTTGACGATCCAGTAGTGAGAGAGCTGGTTATTGACGTTGACGGAACGGAATATGTTATCCAGAAAAAGACCAAAAAGGGGAAATCCTCCAATACAGTTGAATATTACGTCAACGGAATTAAGCGGAACAAAACCGAGTATATGGAGATTCTTAAAAGGATTGCCGATCCCGATACGATTGCCATGTGCAGCAACGCCAGAGTGTTTTTGAATGAGATCCAGAAAGCAACAGCAAAAGCAAGGGAAACACTGGGAGGAATAGCTGGATTCAGTGAATCACAGTTCAGAGCAGAGCATCCGGAATATGAATGGATAAAGAACGAAGGCGTGGAAGGAGATTCTATCGAAGAAATCTTAAAAGCCCGCAGAAGAGACCTGAGAAAAGCCAAGTCAGATGTTGAGGATATTGCAAAGCAGATCAGAAAAGAGCAGGGCCGACAGGTTGAATGCGATGAAACACTTCCGGCGCAGAGGGATGATCTTCTTGACCTGTTGAAGGAAAATGAGAAGCAGGAGAAAGTACTCTGTGATGCTTCAAGGGAATACGACCGGATCTCTATTGAGCTGGCAGGGCTGAAGCGTTCACGTGACGCACTGGTTGAGAAAGCTGGTAAAACAGTCAGAGAAAAACACGACAGAATAACTTCCTTATTATATACGCTGAAATCCGACAAGAAAAATGCCGAAAACAAATTAAGGCTTGCCGAGATGGATTTGGAACACGCCGACAAAGGAATTGAACGCCACAAAGCAGCATTGGCACAGGCTAAAAAGAAATATACGGAAGCATTAAAAGAGAAGTGGGACGGCGATACCGAACTTACTGCAATCCGTGGAAAAGAATTTGACCCGGCATTAGCTATTTGCCCGACATGCGGACAGATGCTTCCGGAAGAACAGGTGGAAACTGCGAAGCGCAAGTTTGAGTTTAATAAGCAGTCCAGGATATCCAAAAAATTAGGAGAGAAAGAACAGTTTGAGAAAAATAAACGCACCAAACTGGAGCAGATCACTGAGGACGGCAACGAAGCTTCCGAGGGATTGGAAACGGCGAAGGAAACAAAGAAAGAAGCAGAAACAGTTATCGAAGCTACTAAGAAAGAAATCACATCTCTGGCACTTAAAATCGCAGAAACGGAAAAAGAAGCTGAGAAACCGATTCCGGAACCGGATATGTCTGGCGATGAAGAATACAAGGCAGTTTGCGGCAAAATCTCAGCACTGGAAGAAAGTCTCAATGGCATCGGAAACGGCGAAAATGACAGGATTTTATTAAGCAACAACCGTCATTCTCTGGAAGCAAAACTCAGAGATATTGAAGCAAAGATTAAGACTCAGACCGCAAGACTTGAGGAAAAATCCAACAACCTTGAAGCGTTGCAGGAAGAGCAGAAAAAGCTTTCACAGAAGCAGGCAAATATTCAGCAGAAAGTGGATCAGCTGACCGAGTATTCCATTGAGAAGAATAAGGCACTGGCAGCAGTGATTAATCCGCACTTCAAACACTTTCAGTTCCAGTTCCTTGATTACACGCAGGATGGAGAACCGTTGGAAACTTGCCGGATGATCTGCAACGGCATTGATTATGCAAACGGTCTGAACCATAGTGACCGGATTCTTTGCGACATTGACCTTGTGATGGGATTACAGGAGATGAACGACTTACGACTTCCGGTTTGGGTTGACGATACCGAAAGCGTAAATTCGGACAGGATTCCAGAATTGGATACACAGATGATTCTGCTGAAAGTTTCAGATGGAGAATTGGATGTAAAGACATTATAAGAAGGGAAAGCCAGAAACGCACGGCCTACCCCAATTAGCTTAAAAAACTGTTTTAATCAACAGCCGTTCACTACTGGGAATAGTGGGCGGCACAAAAAAGGAATAGCTAGGAACTTGTTTGGCGACAGCCTAGCTACTCCACACAAATATAGAAAAAACTATATCTGTTATTAGAATAGCAGAAAAAATCGACTTATTCAAGTCGCAGGTGATTTCGCCCCTGAAAGGTGAGGAACACGATTCACTCACCAGAACCTATGTAAATTGAATATTTGAGGTTTGACAGACCTATTAAATTACATAGGTACGAAACCAGCCAGCTTATACATAATTCCGTCTAAAGGTTGAGAACCATAGCAAATAACACAGGTACGAAACGATAGAGAATAACCAGTTAGCGTGGCTGAGAACTATACCGAATAACGCAGATGCAATCACGCAAAAGCGTGTTAGCAAATATAAATAACGAAAAGGAGAATTAAAATGGCAAACAAAACACAGGTATCAACAGTAGGAGAACAGCAGGCGGCAATTGTGATTAACAATCAGTTTGTTGACGGATTGACAAAGCAGCTTGAAGAGAAATGTAAATATGGTCTTTCTTTTCCAAAAGACTACAATCTCAGCAATGCACTTATGGGAGCATATTTGGTGCTCAAAGAAACGAAAGACAGGAATAACAAACCAATTCTGGAATCTTGTAGCCAGATCAGCATCGCAAACAGTCTTATGAACATGGCGACACTGGGACTTTCGGTGCAGAAGAAGCAGGGATATTTCATCGCTTACAGCGGCCAGTGTCAGTTCCAGAGATCATATTTCGGAAACATGACGATTGCCAGAAGATACGGAATGAAAGACATTCACGCAGAGATTATCTACCAGGGAGATAAATTCAAATATCATATTGAAGATGGAAATAAGGTTCTGGATTCTCACGAACAGGATTTTATGAACATTGATAATGAAAAAATCCTTGGAGCATACGCAGTTGTGCTGATGGAAGATGGAACAAAACATCTGGAAGTAATGAACATCAAACAGATTAAACAATCTTGGTCACAGGGCTTTGGATACAAGGAAAACGGGAATGGCACACACCAGAAATTCACTGATCAGATGGCGAAGAAAACTGTTGTCAATCGTGCTTTAAAGCAGATCATCAACACTCATGGTGATGTTTTTGTACAGGAAGCAGACAATGATACAGAAACAGTTTCAAAAGATGACGCTTTTGCAGCTGATGTTGCATATGATATCGAGCAGAACGCTAACACCGAAGAATTTATCCCAGAGCCAATGCCAATCGAAGAGCAGCCGAAGCAGCCAACAGTCGCAGATGTTGTCCAGACAGCAGAGAAAGAACCGGTTCCGGCAGCAGGTAAAGAACCAGAGATTCCAGATTTTATGAAGCAGGAGGAAATGTGATATGAATAATAGTGAAATCTTAAAGAAAGCAAAGGAACTGGTTGAACTTCTGGAAAAACAGGAAAAATCTGGCAAGGTGGGATTATTCGAACTGAAGCCAGGAGATATCTTCCAGACTACCGGAAAGCGTAAATACAAAGTTCTGGAACAGTACACAGAGCATACCAAGATCATTTCTCTTGGATTTGTGAAAGAGAATGTGAAATTTGATGATGATACAACTGACTATAACAAATCATCCTTGAAGAAACTCTGTGATACTGAAATTCTGAAAGATTTTGAAGAAGAGTTTGGAGAAGAGAATATCGAAACTGACATATCAGATCTGATTAATGTAGATGGACAGAAAATCGGAGAAACGGAATGCAAAGTTAGACCACTGACGTTTGATGAAGCACGTAAATACACAGAACTGACGCCAAATAATGAATTGGATGATTCCTATTGGACTTGCTCCGCATGGAGCACAGTGGAAAGAGGATGGAAATATACGCTTGCCGTTGTTTCGCCTTCCGGCTACATCGGCAGCGATTCCTACGACTACAGTCGCGGTGTTCGCCCAGTTTGTATCTTAAAATCCAATCTCTTTGTATCTAAAGTGGAGGAATGAAAAATGA